GCTCGGGTCATCGTGAGGCCTCCTCTTCTCGGAGAGCGCATTTACGTTCGATGGCCGAGAAGAGTTGATTGGTGATTCGATCGGCCGCCCTCGCCGCCCTCGCCGCCCTCGCCGCCCTCGCCGCCCCCGCCGCCCTCGCCGCCTCCCCCGCCCCCCCCGCCGCCCCCGCCGCCCCCGCCGCCGCCCTCGCCGCCGCCTCCGCCGCCCGCCATTCGGCCTCTGGGGCCACATCCCCCTGCGCAGCTCGTTCGCACAACGAAAGACTCATTTGGCAAACTGCCAAAACTCTCTCATCGGCCGTATGGCCCATGCCCTCGCGCACCGCAATCGCGCAAGCCTCAAACTTGAGACTCTCCCAGTCGCTCGGCTGCAATACCTGCCACCGGCGAGCTAGCTTAGCGAAGCGCTCGACCATCGACGGCCAAGCCTCATCGCTACCCGAATCGTCAACCCATGGCACCATGGCCGCAAACCAGGGTGGTATGACGTCGGCTGGACATGCCTGCCAGTTTTGTTTGGCGCCTGCCTCGGGGCTCAGGGCTGCTAGGAGACAGGCTAGCTCTTTGCCATCGTCGCCTCGGCCTGTCCACTGCTTACGAATGAGTCTCCCGGTATTCCGGAAGTCGTCCAGCCTGTCTGCTCGTTCGAGATAGTTCATCCTTCCCTCCTCAGTTGTTCCACACACCGTGAGCACCGTCGTCTCCCTCGGCTCACTTCAGAATCCCACCAGTCGCCTGGCCTAGGGGCCGCGCCGCAGTAGGCATCTTGCATCGTCATGATCTGGCAATCGATCACCGCGTGAAGCTCCTCATCGTCGGCTCGTGCGACCCAAGTGATGTTGAGGCCGCCTACGATGAGCCGCAAGTCTCCTTTGCGCCTCATGGGCGCTTTCACGAGAGGGGCCACAGCTTGCCCCCACCAGCAGCAGCCTTGATGTCTCGAGACAGATAGGGGTCCGTGGGTCGATGATCCCCCTCAGGGGTAGGTTCAAAAGCTTTGGACCAATCGGTAAGCCTCAAGAGAGGCAACAAGACCTTGAGACAGTCTTTGAGCTCCGCTCGTTTCGTGCTCACCCCCGCCAACCGTGAAATACGCGACCGCATTGCCTTCTAGTGGCTTGGATGGGTCGAGGGGTAGGCTCATTTTGCCCTCACATAGACGTTGATCTTCTCGTCGGCGTCGACCGCCTCGAGAAACCGTCGAACCTCAGAGCCTAGCCACGGGCAGCCGGGGCTCCATAGTGTCTTCTGCCGCCGCTTGCCCTGGCAGTCGCCGTAGCTGACTACGTAGGGGTAATAGGTCACTCCCTCAAAGGTCTTGGTGGCGCTCATGATCGAATCTCCTTGATAGAGGCTTTCATCCCAACGAGCTTGCTGGTGATGGTGACTTGCCATCCGTAGTCGAGCAAGTACCTCACTGTCTGAACCGCCGCCTCGGAAGACTCTCTGACAAGCTTGACCTGGCGGAACCCTTGTTGACCGAGAATGTGGTAGCGAATCATTGGCCCCTCGTCAGAATGAAAAGGCTCCACGCGAGCCAGGGCAGGAGTGCCCAGAGTAGCAGCTTGAGTGCCGGATTCACGGCGACACCATAGGCCGGAAGAATCGAGGCAGATGATCAGCGTTGGCTGTGAATGGGTCGCTCGTTCGTTGCTTGCCTCGACCGATCGAACCGCATGGCCAGATCCTGATCGTGCGTGGGCGCACCTTGTACGCGAGGGGAAAAGGGCGTGCAAGGCATGGGTACAGCCGTGCCGACACGTAGTCTAGTGGGGCCTGGTAGTGGAGTGGCGCACCGGTGCGTGCGTACTCTAGAACTTCCTTCCACGTTGCGAAACCGATGAGAGCCATGATTCGTCCTCCGCGGCATGCCTCCTAGACCATTGCCTCCTCTGAGAGGCATGCGCGCGAAACCCGAAACCCTCGACATTAGCCCTTGTCTGATGCCTCCTCCGCGGCTGCCTCCTTTGCTGCCTCCTCGGCTTCCTCTTTTTCGGTGAGCCAGTCGTCAACGGACTGGCCAAGCTCCGAGATTACCTGCGAGTCCAAGTCGGCCCGTACGCAGAAGAACGCGGCCACTTCGGGCTTGAACGTAGACTCCGTTTCTTCAAGGTCCTCGCTCGGGTCATGGTCACTCGCGAAAAGCACTTGATAATTACGGCCAGTGTATATCACCCATTCCGAGCCGTCCGCCGTCTCGTGGATGTAGTCAGTTACCGCTTCCGAGGAATCGAGCTCGCCCTTTTTGAGCATGTCTACGATCTCCTCAGCGTAACTCCTAATGCTGCTGTAGTAATCAGCCCGGAGTACTTGTCGCGCAAACTCGACTTGCTTGTCGGAAGGCCCTTTCGTGCAGTCCCATTCGGCCTCTATCATTCTCGTCTCGGTTGCCATTGAAGTCTCCCTTATCTGCTTGTTATTGTTAGACGGCCTACTCGGCCGAGAATTCAGAGGTACGCGGCCAATTCGTAGAAGCAGCCATCTTGAATCCTCCGCTAAACCCCGGCGAAACCGCCGAGGCTACGCGCAGCCCTCAAAAGTCGCTAGCTTGCTCGCGCGCGTCTGCGATTGCTTCCGGGGCATGGTCGAGACTCGCGAGTCAGATGTAGAGAGACAATCGGTCGGGTGGGTGAATCGTCGTCTCGTGTTTCGCGTCGTCCCACATGACTAGGATATCCCCGTCACGCTGGACCCAGTCGACGGTACCCACACGGCCAAGTTGTTCGAGGTACCAGCGTGGGTCAATCTTTTTCCCGTTAGCCAGGAAGTTGGCGGACCAAACTACACGGTCCCCTTTTTTGAATTGGCTCATCGTTTCTGCCTCCAAAGAGATAGACGGTCGAGCCTCCGAATTCTTCACTTGAGCCCAAAAATAGGTAGGATATCCGCTCCACCTATATGTAGGCTAGATGTAGGTCTAATAACTACCTGCCTCCGATCCACTGTAGGTGTTCCACCCAGCATATAGGGTGGAATAAGTGCTCCTCCCTCCCTGATGTACTCAAGTGTCGCTCACCAGCTCCACTTTCACCACACCAGCTACATTCACCTATGGTGGTGCCTCTTGATACCACATGTTGACATATATCATCAAAGAACTGCGTCAAAGAACTTACATCCAAGCTCATGACGAGGGTATGTTGGCCGCCGTTAGGCAAACAGACACCGAAAGTGCTCAGCATGCCCCGAGTGTAGCCGAGCTCATCGGCCTAGGCAACCCTGAGAAACGGCCCTAAAACGACCCCAACGAGCTCCCTGTTTCTCCTGGCCGAGACTCCGAGCTAGGGCTTGATCCTAGGTTCTGGGCGGTCCTGGGCTGGTGAGACCCTAGCCTAGAGCCTGCCCCTAGCAGCTACCCCGGCACCCCTGATTGAGGGCGGATAAGCTCCTAAGCAGGCTTTCTAGCGAGCGGTGCTATGAGCTAAAGTGGCGTAATCATTAGGGAATTCGCCTAAACGGCTGTTAGGCTACCCCAAACGCATCCCGCACGACCCTTGTGGGGGTTAGGGGTCGGACCTATGTTTGCCTCGTGAAAAACGAGGATGGGTCGGCAGTCTCCAGCAGCCCTGAGGTACTGATGGTCCGCTTGTTAGGTGCCTCGCTGGCTACTTACCATCGTCAGAAGGAGACGCCAGGCCCCGAGCCGCTCTATGAACGTGAGGCGCTACTAGCCCACGCCCTGGAGGCCATTCTTCGCGAACGGATGACTGGGCCAAGGGCGCGAAAACATGCAGCTATGGCCCTTGGCCTATGGCTCGACGCCTTACCGCCAGGCGTGCGATGACCGCCGAGGGCCCGCCTAACAGCGAAACGTCCACTGCGATCGTCTTCGCCGGGGTGCCAAGAGAAGGGCGCTTGGTGCCTCCGTCAAGCCGCGGCGCGCGTCAGAGCCCCGCTGCCATCTACCTGGCTACCCTCCTCACCGAGAAGAGCCGCCAGACGGCCAGGGAAGCCCTCCAGCGCATCACGCGCCTGATCGGCTTCGCGGCCAAGGACGCGTGGATCTACCTCCCCTGGGAAGAGCTCGACTACGAACGGACGATGCTCATTCGCAGCCTTCTGCTCAAAGACCACTCCCCTACAACGGTCCGCCTCACGCTCTCTATGCTGACGGGCGTTCTGCACTGCGCAGCGCGCGCCAAGTACATGACGCTTGAAGCGTTCTACCAGGCCACCGATTGGCCTAAGCTCCGCGCGAAGCGAAAGAAGAAGGGTCGGGCTCTCAACGACGAAGAGCTCGCGCAGCTCCACGCCTACGCGATCGATTTGCCGGCCCCCTACGGAACGATGATGACGGCTCTACTCGCTGTCGGCTTCGGTGGAGGCCTTCGCCGAGAGGAAATCGCCAACCTGAAGGCCGATGCGTACAACCCCGAAACGGACACGCTGACGGTCCTTGGCAAGGGCCAGAAGGAACGAGAAAATCCCCTCCTGGAGGGGGCCGAGATCGACGTCCAGGCGTGGCTTGCGGCTCGCCGGCTACTCGATCTGAGCTCTCCGACGATGTTCATTGCCTTGACCGCCGATGGCCGATGTCTAGATCGACCGCTCTCACCAGCGGGGGTATGGCGGCGCGTCTCGAGCATCTGCACGGCCGCCGGCCTCCAGCAGCACGTAGCCCCCCACGATCTACGTCGGACCTACGCGAGCCGACTTCTCGAGCACACTGACGTGCCGACGGTGCAGGGGCTCATGGGCCACGAGGAGCCATCGACGACGATGATCTACGATCGGCGGGGAGAGAAAGCTGCCCGCAAGGCAGCGCGGAGCTTGTATGTGTGGGGCAAACGGCCGTGAGAGGTCGCGCTACGGGGCTTCTTCAAGCGCCGTGACAGCAGCCTTCTGCAAGCTCTCATCCTGGGCGTACGCGACCGACTTGTCGTACTCGACCTTGGCGCGAAACCCTCCACGGCGGTTCTTGTACACTTGCAGGGGCGGGGGCGGGTAGTTGCGGTTGGTGACGTTGGCCATAGCTGGAGTGTAGCTCAATCCGCGCCGGCATGCAGCTGGCAAGCTTCCTCAATCATCCTGAGGAGTTCACCGCCAACCGGGGCGCACATTCGCTCGGCGGCCAGCCCCAGCAGTGCGTCTCGCTCAGCGTCGGCTGCGTTCAAGACGAGCGTTTGCAGGAGCCCGACCGACACGATGAGCGTATCCCCGGGGTCGCGCGTCTGAAGCAGCTTGACGAGCTCCAGAACCGTCTGTGGTGACCGCGCTTGGCCTTCCACCCTGGCTACTTCTTCTTCGGGGCCTTGGTGTCTTTGATCTGGCCGCAATTCGAGCAGAGGCCATCGTCGCGGCCCGCGGCGGCCCTACGCCCGTCTTGATTGGGGCATGCCTTCGGGGGCTCGGTCGAGATCCGCCTTTGGTCGGTGCGGTTCTGGGGCTGCGCAGACTTGATACCGCGTGTTCTACTCATCATCGTCAACTACCTCGGCTTCCTCGGGGCCGTCGAGGCCTTCGAGGCTTTCTTTGACTTTGCGCAAGAGACTCTTCCTAGCGCGGGAGACTTTCTTCTCGGCCCCGGCGAGGCCGCCCGCGGCATCTTCTAGCACGGAGTCGAAGGCCCGTGCCGCGGCCTTGGCCCCGACCCTCAGCGCTTCACCTAGGAGCTCATTGACGAGTGGGTGGATTTTACGAGCCGGCATTGGCGCCCTTCTCTCGCTGAGACTCATAGCGCTCAATCGCCAGTCTCGTCAGCGCGAGGGTTTCCTGGATGTGCTCCTCGCACATTCCGTCTCGTAGAGCAACTTGGAGCGTGCTGAACATCACTGCTCTAGGCACCGAGTCTCCGATGCCGATGATGTAGCCGGCGAAGGCGTCGGGAAGAGCAGTGCGGTCGCCGGCTTGGATGTAGAGGTTGAGGGCGTGCATCGCACGGTCTCCAGCGGCACACTGCTCCTCACCGACCCGTCGGCCGATCTCAAAAGGCGTTAGCTTCTCCATCCGAAATACCTCTCCGCGTCGGCACCGAGCACCCTCAGCGGGTTGTCCTGCAAGAAATCGAACGCGAGCTGGATCATGGGGTCGGGCTCTTTGAGGGGGCTGATCAGGGCTTGTAGGCTACTCATTTGCCGCAGACGCTTGGCCATGAGGTTCTGTAGGCCCCCATGCCTCTTGAGGCGGGTAGTCCAGATCATAAGGTTTCCCTACGAGCCTGCTCAGCAAGCTGCTGGAACAAATCCTTGTCATCTCGTCTGGCCAGATCCCAGTCGATGATGAGGCAATTGCCTCGGCGGGTTAGCTGGACCCTACCTCTCTCTTTGATGGCCACCTTCCAGTGAAGACAGAGGGCCTCAAGCCGGTCACCGATTGCTTGCTCTAGCGCGTTCATGAGGGCCTCGACTCATCGCGCTCGTTGAGCATCTTGCGCTCAAACGGGGAGAGCTCGATCCAAAGCTTGTCGAGCTCCTCCCAGATCGGGAATAGCTTAGAGCTGGTGGACTCCTCCAGGTGGGAGGCCATCGCCTCGAGCTCCAGGTATCGCGCGAGCCGGCTCATTACTTAGGCTCGCTGACGCCCTCGGGCAGTTTGCCATGCTCTTTCTTATACTGGACCTTCATCTGGTTCCAGACGTTGGAGTCGATGACCACGTGCGCGATTGGCGCTCCGCCATCTACGATCGCACAGACGAGGCTGACAGTTGTGTCTCCGGGGGCGATAGCCTTCGCCTCTTGGCAAGCGTCTACGGCGACGTTGACGATCGTATCGGCGATCGTCTTCGCTGCGGGGCTACAGCTAGAAGTAGCCAGAAGAATCAACGAGACTAGCAGTAGGTTTTTCACGAGGGCTCCCTTCAGGAGGTCAGTAGATCAGTAGTAGGTCCGCGGTACCTGCTTCCAGGTAATCGGACCGGGGTAGAAAAGGTAGTACGTCAGTCTGTCGAGGAAGGGGATCATGGGTGGCAGGGGAGGCCCATTGCATGAACTTGATCGACAGTCTTGGCCCGGCCGATGTCATCACACGTCAGAGGCTTGTTGCCGTTGGCGGGGTTGGGCCTCAACTGGTGCGCGCTCAACTTGGTGAGGGTGGCTCCACAATTCCCATCGGCGCCCTCGGCGCAACCTAAGTGCTTCCACGTTAGGCACGCGTAGGCGCACGCGGGGTCAACGTTTGGCCGAGGGCTAGGCGTAGTCTCTTCAACCGGGGAGGCCTCAGGAACATCCTGGGGGGCAGCGTCGGCATCCGGGGTAGGGGGCAGCGGTGGTGCCGGGGGCGGGCATGCTTGAAGGAGCAAGCTCGCGACGGACAGCAGAATCGCGACAGCTAGAATTTTCATGCTGCCCCCTGTACCACACCCACATCCATGACGAGAAGGTCCCATACCTTGGCGAGCCACTCGTCTCCGACGAGGCACTGGCCGTTGTCGCACCAGTTGCCCCAACTATTGGTCAGCGTGAAGAGCCGCTTGCCGTTGACCCGCTTGAACGCGCTGAGGTAGACAGCGTGACCGCCACCGTTAGGATCATTCTCGTTGGGTGCCGGGGCCACCTGGCCGGGGGAGAGCTGCTCGAACGCGCTATCAACGAAGAAGCCGACGAACACCGGGAACCCCGAGGCGATGGCTGCCGCACACACATCCGAAGTAGTGCTCAGGTTCTCTTGGATACGATGACTTCCAGCGATGAGGTAAGTCTCGGCCTCCTCGAGTTTATCGAAATCAGGCTCCTCATTGACATCGCTTGGGGATACATCGCTGACTCGGCCATCTTGAAGGGCTCGTCGAGAAGCTACCCCGAGCAACCCGACTGCGGCCATCACGTTCGAGGGCTCGGCGCCATCATCTTGTAGTGGGGGGAGGGTAATACCCGGCCGAGCGTTGAGTGAGATCGCATAGCGGCGGGTAGCCTTGTAGATCAGGTCTTCGCTCGGCTCCCACGGAAGCGTTTGGTTTTCATAACGTAGGGCTGTAGAGAAGCTACCCCCGGCTGCATGCGCCGTACATGATCCTGTCTGACCCTGATCAGGCCGAGGCGGCTGCCAGGGAGCTAGGTCATACTCAAGCGGGATAGCCCCTGCTATCAAGCGTCTGACGATATGAGGATGATAGAGAGCCGCGTTGAGCTGCCGGCGCTTCGTGTCTCGTTTGCAGCCTAGGCCTCGCATCTACATCTCCAGGACGGCGTCGACGTTCTCGTCACGGATGACGCGGAGCTTCTCGCCAGCAAGCTCGATGGAGGTACCGCCGTGCTTGTTGAAGATGATCGTGTCACCAGGACGACAATCGGGCATCGGCCATCGTTTGCCGTTCTTCATGAGCATCCCTGGGCCCATCGCGATGACTACGCCCATCTGCGGTTGGTCTTTTTTCGCGGTAGCGGGGATGACGAGTACCCCTCGGTATTTCTCTTCGAGGGGGCGGATGAGGATATGGTCCCCGAGACACTTGAAGCTCATTGGAGGGGAGGCTCCGGTGGGTTGAGCGGCTTGACGTTCTGCTCACCCTCAACAACTGCCTCCTCAATACTTGAGGGGGGATGCTTGATGAAGCCAAACACCGCTGAAGTCAGGAGCGTTCCAACCCCCATCAAGACTACCATCGGGTTAGGGTGACCTCCGACGAACATCTCGGCGACGAGCGGGCCGCCCGCAGCCCCCGCGCCAAGCGCATACCCGGCGAGTATGAGAACGTGTTGGTAGTCCCATTTCCAGCCCGTCATTTGTCTTCCTCCTCAGCTTTTGCAGCAGCTCTCTTTTTGCTTCGAGCCAACCCACCCAGCCGGCCTATCTCAGCCATATGGCTGATGTCGGCCGAGACAGCCTTGCCGCCCTTACTGCCGGCCTTGCGGGCTTCCTCAGGCGTGAACTCATGCGCTCTGCCAAGAGCATGAGCTGATTTACCGCCCTTGCGGGCTATCTCAGCCTGCTTGTCGGGATCCATGCTTCCGAAGCCTCGTTTGGCCACGGGGAGCAACGTAGCGCCTGCTACAGGAATTGCAAGAGGCTGGCTAGGGTTCAGCTGACAGGCACCAGTACCCAGTTGGTGCCGTCGCAGACGATATCTGCCGCAGCACCCGCAGCAACGAGGACGCCGGTGCCAGTTGGGCTCTTGAACGTCAGGGCCTGAAGGGTCGCATTGACTACCGTACGGCGATACCCGTTACCTAGAAACGGCAAGAAGACAATCTTAGAGCCCGTTAGCACCGCCCCAGTATCAGTCATCTTTATGAGGCCAAATGTCTCATCGTTCAAAGTCATCGAGAAATTGGCATCGACTGTGAAGTTCAACACGTGTTGACTGTTCACCATCCGTTGAGGCACTATAACCGGCCCGGGATTATCGGGGTCTATGATCGCTGTACCGGCCAACGGGGGCGGTGAGTTGAAAACGAGTGGAGGTAGTGGGCCGAACGCATTCACCGTATTGAAGAAACTAAATATCCCTGGTGACGAGGGATTGATGCCTAGTATATCGTCGGTCACCTGGAAGCTATTATAGTTACCAATCCGATAGACAGGGCATTGACTAGCGCCCAATCCACACGGTGAATTGTTCATGAGGATGACCGTAGCCATGCCGTCAATGTGCATGCCGGAGTCAATGGTCCCTGGCGGAGCTTGCTCATCATCCCAGATGACGTTGATCACCGTCAACGAGCCGTTGTCAGAGATGCTTGCCGCACAATAGAGCCCTGAGAATGATGGGGGGCCGTTGACGAATATGTTGGCGAAGTACCCACCACTGATACAAGCCGCAGTTACCCAGCCGCCGTTCCAGATACCTCCACGATGCGTATTTGCGCTACCACCATTGGCCTGGGCGTAGGAACCAGCGCAGAACGAGAAGCCCGTCATACCCGTCGTCGCCTCCAGGATACAGTCGTCGATCAGATGGCCGTACCCGGTGTAGGTGATCCCTGAGAATACTGCGGCCGTGGTCACTCGGCGGAAGGTGCAGGAGTTGGCGGCATCTGAGAAGATAGCCCTAGCACCAAATACTCCACCGCCATTTTGTACAGCAACGTCTTGGATCAAGACCTGGCCGAGAGTATTGGTATTACACCCTCTCGCCAAATAGAGATAGACGGGGCAGCCAGCGGGAAGGTTCATGCGTCTAACCGTCGATGCCGCAGCGACCCACCCTCCACCCATAACAATATTACTCGGGTTGAAGTTGAGTAGAAAGAGGCAATCATCGCCGCCCGTATCGAGCTCACTCGTCGGAGGCGTGAAGTTTGCCGTGTATACCGCGCTAGTTCGGCACCGGATTGAATCCATCAAAACGGGACCGTACACATGCCCTAGGTCTAGATTGGATAGAGGCCAGAACCCGTTAGAGTAACCGATACAGAATGTCTCCCACGGTTGTTGTACGATAGTTCCACTGGCCGGCACCGAGGTATCGAGGTTGCCGTTGAGCCATAGCTTTACAGCCGACTGATCGTAAGTCACTGCGATGTGCTGGAGGATGTTAGCTGGAACTGTTGCCGCGCTATTGAAGCTGACAACTCCTCCCGTCAATGTCATCATAACATTGATGTGGAAGGTATCTGTCATCACTAGCCGAAAGGCCACATCCGCAGAGACAGCCCCGCCATGTTCGATGCCGCTACTAGCCGCTATAACAGACCCGTTGACCCCATGATTGCCTTGAGGGTCAAACATCAATTCGAACGTGAAGCCAGATCCTGGGCCGACGCCAGCCCCTAGACCATTGATCTCACCCAGATCAGCCTCGCTAGGGATAATACAATGATTCGGGTTTCCACTATTATCGAAATTGATGCAGAAGAAATTGCCGCTCGGAGTAATCGGATAGAGCCCCGCCGGACCACCCTGTTGAAACTGCTCTCCGACTACAGTGATAACCGGACCTGACCAAAGAGGCCCGATCGTTGGGTCGGGGAAGATGCGGGCTGTACCCTGATTACCAGAACCGTCTTGGAAGGTGGGCCCTATGACACTAATAGGCTTATTGCGGCAAGGCCTCCACGGAAACCCTGTTCGATATGAGCCCCCTCCTAGTAGTAACGTCTCGTGTTGAGGGGTAGCATCGGCCGAGGCCTGTAAGGCAACAACGCTATTCGTTATGTTGTCGCCCTTGGCACCAAACCAGTCAGTGCCAATAAATCGTTGGATGCCAGGGGTAAACGAGATATTCCCTAGCGCCCCAGTAAAAATCTGTTGTATTGAGCTGGCAATGATAACTCCGCCGATTGTGACCGCGGCTGATGGGCTAATCATCGCTCCTTCTTCAAACTGCCAAGTGATATTTCGAGGAACAGCGATAACCCCAGTAGTTGAAAAGGTCCCTGGCGCGAAATATACCGTCTTGGTAGTCGTACCAGCGCTGGTGATTGCTGTTTGAGCGGCGAGAATGGCTCCGGTATTGTCTGGACTGCTAGCGTTGCCCCCGAACCACCGAATATCGTAGGGGCCCGAGAAAATGCGAAGCCACCGTTTGGTAACATCGCCCGCAACGGCGAATACCGTTCCTCCGTCAACCGGCCTCGCACTAGTCGCCAGGGCGAGAGTACCGCCGCCTCCATCGCCAGGCGTCGAGAATCCAAGTAGCTCTACGCTCGTCGTTGATCCCGTAGGAGTGAGGGTAGAAAGCGCAGCTACGCTAGCCGCCGAAAGCTGCGATGACCCGCCTGATCCACCACCGGCACCGCCAAGCAGTAGTTCGATGAGCTCCTCAAGCCTCCGGAGCTCGGCCCGAATGCGATTGAGGCCCATCTAGAAAACCTGCTTTCTAACCGCGTTGCTCAACGGTGATGGAGGCTTCACCGGTCGGGACTTGGAAGGTTCCCGTATCGACCGTGGCGTGGATCGAGTAGACATGTGGAGCGCTATCCCCAGGCACATCGATCCACTGAATCGAGCCGCCAGCGATGTTGTTCGAGGTCACCGCTGCTGAGACAGCTACACTGACAGCGATCGGCCCCACGCTAGTGAGATCGCGGAACAAACGCAAGGTCACGGTGGCGCCGACGATGTTGCATAGACCGTACATCGACCCCGTAATGCGAAACCCTTGGCCAGTGCCGATAGGGGCCACTGCGGGAGCTGCGAGCGTGATATTGCCAGGGGAGGTGATCGGAGCCGAGTTGACCAGGGCGACGGAGTTGGCAAATATCCTCGTTGTGTCCGAAGCCTCTCCCTGGACGATAGCAGTTTGCGCATTGAGCCTGTTGACGCTTGCGCGAGAGGCTTTAGGGAAAGGCATAGAACTTATCTACTTTCAACGATGATGACAGCTTGGCCGATCGCAGTCGATATAGTCCCCGACCCCATCGTCAATACAGCCGAGTAGGTGTGTGCGCCCGCCGGGGGTGTGTCGATCCATTCAGTGGCCCCGGTGATGGTAGCCGTTGCATGACCGGCGCTCAACTGCTGCGCTTGGCCGATGATCGTCTGCCCACCGCCTCCTAGATCTCTGACAAGAATGAGTGAACCGATTGCGTCGACCGCGCTTGCTTGGCCCGAGATCGAACCGAATATCCTGACGGTGGAGCCAGAGGCTGTAAAGGAGGGAGACGTTATCGTTGTATTGACCCCAGGGCCAATCAGAGCAGGGTTGAGCGTCTGAGAGAACGTTGGGTTGGAGCCGGCGGGTCCCGTCGCCCCGGTAACGCCAGTGACACCCGTTACTCCGGTAGGACCCGTGGGCCCAGTAGCCCCGGCGGTTCCAGCGCCGGTGACTCCTGTTACACCGGTGACTCCGGTTACTCCGGTTGTGCCGGTAACCCCGGTGGGTCCGCCGCCAGGGCCGGTTGCACCCGTAGTACCGGTGACACCCGTCACCCCGGTAGCTCCAGTAGGCCCTGTGGGACCGGTCGCTCCGGTAGCCCCCGTAGCACCAACGCCCGTTGCGCCAGTCGACCCTGTAGGACCGACTTGGGTAGTCGCGATGGTCTGGGCTGCCCCTATGACCTGTTGGATTGTGGTTGCCTTGGGCATTAGCGTCTGCCTTTCTTATGCTTCCGGTAGAGTGCGTAGCCCACCAGCCCGACCCCAGCGACACCAACACCGATGAGAGTAGGTTTCACCCACGTCGGGGTAGTGTTACTAGAAGAGGGCTGTGAGGGAGGTGTATCGTTGGGGGTGACGGTACCTTGGCCCGTAAACCACCCAGGTGGACAAGGAGGAGGCGCCCCGCCACCCATAGCCTTATCGGCGGCAGCGGCAGTGTCTTTGCCGTAGAAGCCATCCTCAGTAAGGTTGGGGGTGGCCATTGGATCATTGCTCGCATTCCAGGCAACCTGGAAGCTCCTCACAACCTCATTGCCCGCGTGGCTCGCGCATGGGTTGGCCTCGGCAATCTTCTGCGCTGCGCCAACAAGCAGTAGATCCGAGCTCGGGTCAGCGCCTAGGCCGAACAGGCCGGGGATCTGTCCTAGGCCCCTTGGCTTGGCCGGGGCTTGGGGCGAGTAGCGCATCAAAGTCTGGCCACTCAACGCAAACCAACAATTGTCGTTCTGGCTCCACACAGGCTCAGCTCCTAGGCCAAACTGCCTGAGCATTGCCGGCACTACGCCTCTATATGCGGTCCACATGACAACTACTCCTCTTCCTCGATCTGGGGGGTTTCCTTGGCGGCGAGCTTCTTATGCTTGCCCTTGTCGAGATGGCCACGGATTGCGTAGCCGGCGCCGCCTCCAACGATGGCCGCGATGAGCGCTACAGCCCCGGCTGCGGGGGCTGAGATATACACCTGGCCAGGCGCGGGGGTATTGTTCGGGCCGGGGGCGCCTGCCTTATCAGAGCCAGTCGGCGGAGCCGAGGGAGCTGTAGCTTGCGCTGAAGCTAGTTGGGCCTTCAACGAATCGATAGTATTTCGATTCTGCTGCTGCGCGCTGATGAGACTATTGTATGTGTTCTTGAGCTCATCGAGAGACTTCAACAGCGCAGCGATCTGCTCTGGCGTTCTAGGCCGAGTCGGAGTATCGAGGGCAAACGCAATTTCACCCCAACGAGGATCGTCGGTCATGGCAGCTCCACGATGAGAGACCCAGCGACGCTCCAGTAGATCGCGTTGGGGAAGTTTTTGAGGAACTGCTCTTCACGAGAGAGCCCCTCGGGGAAGAACGGGGTTGGGGTTACTAGTGTGGGCCTGACGAGGGGGTCAGTTTGGAAAACACTTGCGAAGAGGGCAACCGTATCGGGCCCCTCAAGCTCCATGTCGAGCGAGATCCAACCCGTCGACTCGGCCCAGGGCGCGCGAATGTCTAGGATGGTGTTTTGATGCCCCGAGCCAAGAGGGGTACCCCACGGTTTGCCTCCGTTGGGCGGCAAGTATTCCGTCAGGTTGACGTACTGGGGGCCGACCACAGTTATCTTGCTGTAGAGCAAGGCCGGGGTCATCGAAAACCCATTGACGAGGTTCCGAAGGTCAGTTGCCGATGGTACTGAGGGAAACCCCTGGCTGTTGGGCGGCCCGAGTCTCTGCAAGTGGTAGCTGACGTTCCCATCCTGAAAGCGCCAGGCCGGGTCCTCGACGAGCTGAGTGACTGTATAAGGTGCCGAGGCCGCGGGGACCTCTCCCCCAGGCGGTTGCCGGAAGCCTATGCGGGTCATTTGCCGCATCCCGACAATCCGAGCCTGAGCGTTCTCAGAGACGCTAAACGCGGCTAGCATGAAGAGATACCGCTTCGGCGTAGTAGGGCTGCCGCTAGCTAGAGTCGGGACCCGGAGACCGACCGCGGAGGTTCCCCCGAAGGCGTCTCCCCCTATCCCTTGGAGGCCTTCATCGAACCCAACTGAGGCGATTTCGATCTTTCTAGCCACACGTTTACCGGGTTGCTTGAGCGTAGGTACGATCGATGTAAGCCGGATCGCAGGTGATACCGCATTGCTGGCTCAAGCCCTCAAAAGCCTGCTTGTTGGTCATGCCAACGAAAGCCTCGGTGTCGGGCACCCAAGATCGAAAGGTCAACACGACCTCAATCGGCGCATAGGGGAGAGTCACACTGGCCCGAAAGCTAGCTTCCAACTGTTGCTGGTAGGTGAGTACAAACCCGTAAGGCCACCGAGTACAGTTGGTGACATCGGCCAGGTTCTTGAGTGGTGTGAATTTCGGCGCGAGGGTCGGCCGAGGCGCACCTTGAACATCCAACGTAGCCTCAATGCCACTTTGGAAATTGAAGAAAAAATCGCTCAGCGTTTGCTGGATGTTTTTGTTCGCGGTGTCGCTCTTGTTGATGATGACGAACGTCATCTGGTCAACGAGCGTATCCTGGTCAATCTTGACGTCGGAGCCGACCGTCGGAACGTCAACGGTATCGACGTTGGAGAACGTCGCCCGGATGTTCATGTAGTAGGGCACAAACCGGTAACCGAGGGCCTTAGCCAAAGCCAGCCGGGGGCTTCCCAACGCAAGCATCTCGTAGACGCCTGAGTAAAGCGGCCCCCCTTCACCGCAGCCGAGACCAAGCACCTTCACATGCTGGGGGCCTTGGGGGGCCGCCAAGCCAGGCGCTTTGCCAAACGCTTTGAGGAATTCGTTGAATTGCTCGGGGGTAAACGTCACAATCTCAGACATTTGGCTGCCTCTAAATTTGTGTTTCAGCGCCTCTGATAGGCCGAAGCCCCCGCCACGCTAGCCTAGCATGGGCCGCGCAGTCGGGGGCTTCACCCTTCTCGCCGGGAATTAGGCTGCGGCGCCCTGCATCGCGAACCGGATACCGCAAGCGTCCGTAACGGCCGCCATGAGATCCGGGTTGCTCTTCAGAACGTCGTACCAGTTCTCCGTGACCTCGAAGCCCTTGACCATGAGGCTGATCTTGAGCTCACCGCCCTTGAAGAGGGCACGATCCGTGTCCATCTGCTGCGCGACGTTGAAGCCGTCGACCGTGCGCTCGAGACCAACCGGGGTTGCGTTGGTGCCGTCTTCCTCGGCGGGGATGTTGACCTGGTCGGTGATGAGCGGGGGCGTGGTGCCGAACCGCTCGGTCACGGACAGGTACCGGCGCATGATGTCGCCCTGGACCTGGTCGTTCTCCTGGAGGATGAGCCCGATGGGGACGCCCGGCTTGATGACGTAGGGCAGTACGAGCTTGCGGAACTCGCTGTTGCCTCTCAACATCGACCGGAGATCCATACCGCCGTAGGTTGCACCGACCAACTCGTGCGAGCGATCCGGCTTGAAGATGCCGAGGTTCGTCGCCGCGGTTCCAAGAACCGACCCGATCCTCAATCGGTTGATCTTGAGGAAGTTGAGCGCCGTTCCCAGCGAGTCGTAGCGGTCGTTGAGGCGCCGCACGAAGTCGACGATGTCAACTTCAGAGCTAGAGGCAGAGCCCTCTTGCGCCGAGGGGGGCATGTACGCGGTGTGTCGCAACACCTCATCCATGATGTTCGTGTGCTGGCCGATCTTCCAACGCAGGTTGTATGCGCGGGCCATCATCCACGCGACGTAGTTCGCCCACCAGCCCCACTCGAGGACCGCCGGAACGAACACTTGCGTGGGGGTAGCGCCGGACATCGCCGCACCAAGCGCGCCGTTGAAACGGTCGTTCTGGGTGAAGACATCCGGCGAGATCGGAACCGCACCGGTCGCAACTCCGACCACCGGGTGGCTCCACGCGTTGCCCTGGGCCGTCCAGCACAAGGGCTCGGGCTCGAGGTGGAAGCCGATGTAGCAGGCCACCATGTACGTCTGGGTCTGGCCCGTCTGCGCCATCGTAGTCTCGACGTAGTCGACACCATCAACCTGACGGCCCGATCCGAAGAGGTCGATCTCGGCACCGAAGCTCGCGGTGACTGCCTGGTCATCGATGGGGCCCTGGAGGTTCCAGCGCACCTGCTCGATGACGTCCATGTTCCAGACGGGGCAGTCGACGCTGTCCTTGATCGCGTCGATGATCGCGCCGATGCCTTCACGCGGATTCGCGGCCATCTTGAGGCGTTCGGCGTTGATCGGGGGAGCGCCCAGGCCGAGGATTCGGCGCTGGTCGGGCGGCGCCTTGGGGAGGAACTTGCCCTGCGGCTTGAAGTCCTTCCGGGCGACGCTCATGTGTTGCTTGAGGAGATCTGCTTGCTTCAACATGGTTTTTCTTTCTTTTTACCGGGTAGCCTCTCAGGCCCTATCCGGCAGGCTCGTTACTGATTGTCGTCGTTGTGACCCCAGCTGTACTTGCTGCGGTGCTGTTGTTCGGGGGTACCTTGGATGTAAGCCGGCTTCGGCAGCGGGCTCACCTGATTCTGGTAGACCGGGGGAGCGGTCGGCGTGAAGGCGTTCATGCGCCCGGGGGGGAGCATGTTCGCCAGGGGAGGCGAAGGCGGCTCGGCCGGGTGGTTGGCCGGGGGCGGTGGGGGAGGAGGCGGAGGTGCCGGCGGGACGTAATTGGTGTTCGTCGGCGGGGTTGTGGTCGGCTGCTGCGGCGGAGTCGCCGGAGGCGCGTAGATCGGCGGGCTTGCCGGCGGTGACGAGGTATTGAGTCGACCGCAGCAAGAACCTACACCCGTAGTGCAGTTTGCGCAGCCGCAGGGCGAACCCAAACCCGCGCTGGGGAGCGCAGCCTCGGAGCCGTCCTTGGCCTTGAGTGCACCGGCGCGGAGTTCGCCATCATACAGCCGCTGAGTGAAGCTGTACTTCTTGGCGAGCATCGCCCCGAGGTCAACGAGGCCCTTACCGAGCACCCTCATCCCTGATCCAAAGCCGAACATCTGCAACGCACTTCGGCCAACCTTGGAAGAGACGAACTGCGCGGCGACGAGCGGGGTGGCTGTTGGGCCAAGTACACCGACGAGCCATCGCTTCCAATCCATCGGAGCGAGGACCGCGGTCGCGTTGTACAAGCCGGGGTAGTTGCCGTCAGCCGGGGGAGTGTCAGCAAACGAGCCGTCACTCTTGGCCGTCAGCGCGTGGGTTGCAACGAATCGGTCGAGGAGGTCGGCCGTCGCGAACCCGAGGACCCCAGTAAAGAGCCCGACGACGAGCTCCATCCCGCCGAGCGGGTTCTCCATCGGCGCAAAGGCTTTCTTTGCTTGTCGCATCGCCTTGCGGTGAGCCTTCTGCTCAGCGGTGAGCTTCTTGCCCTTGCCCTTTTTCTTGGAGCTCTTTCGCGGGGCCGCTCGCTTAGCAGCCTTTTTCTTGCTCGACTTGCGCTTTTTCGAAGACTTGCTTCGGCGGGCCGCTGCGTGGATCGGAACGACCGCGATCTTGGTCGTATGGCCAGGGAGTTTCTGTATGACCGTGCGGGTCACGCTCGTTCGAGACGTCGATCGATGGCTGGAGCCCTTCCGGCTCCCACCACGCTTGGCGCTCTTCCGCTTGGCGCTCTTCCGCTTGGCAGCCTTTTTCTTGCCGCCCTTGCTGGAGGTCGTCTTTTTCGACGCCTTGCCGCCATGCTTGGCGCGATGAAGAGCCCATGCCTGTTTCAGGTTCCCGTGGGCTGCTTTGATGTCAGCCTTCGAAGGCCGGCCCTTCGCCCCGCTCTTCTTCTTCTTATTTTTGCCTGCCATAGGATGGGAGTTCCTTTTCGTCTTCGGTGGGAGCTTGTCTCCCTTTGACCCACGAGCCGCCCGCGCATGTAGTGAAGCATGCCCCTTGACAGAATGCAACACGGGCACGGTCTTGGTCTTTTTTGGCAACTGGCCAGCAGCCGCGGCGTGGCCTGAGTCACCTCTATTTTGCTGCAAAAGCTCTAGATAATTCATCTGAGCCTCCTAGGGCCAGACCAATCCTCTCGAATCGATCAAGGCACCGCGTGACATGTCGAGCCGATGAAACCGCCCGCACTTCCTCAAAGTCGCCTTCCCCTTACCTTTGAACGGGAAAACAACGAGAGAAACGCCGTGTGGCTTATTGAACGCATGCCTGAACCTCCCCGGGTTGCTCGTACCCGGCCGGGTGTAGAAGATCTCCGCTACAGGCCCGATTTCTTCCCACTCAGAGAGTCTTTTCGGCGGTAGGTCAACTGACCCCACCCGCGCACGATAGCCTCGGCCGAGGTAGTCTCTTGGCGCACCGCGATATTGCTCTTCCGTAGGCTCCTCAGAACCCTTCTGGAACTTCCCGATGAGCAGTGAGTGTTTGGGCCAATGCCGGCCTGTCGGATCGTGCAGCATCGACCCAGCGCAACGCACTCGTCGGCCCTCGACGAGGCAGGAAACTGTATTACCCTTGCAGATCAACATTAGGCCCGCCTTGGCCGAGGGAGAGCGTCAGCGATCCGATACGTCGCATAGAGCGCGACGCCCGCGGCAGCCAGCGCGAGGTAAGGCGCGGCTTGCTGCAATACATCGTTGGCCTTCTGCCCCAACTGCTTGGCTGCCTGCCACCCGCTGTCGGCGATCTGATACTCGGTGAGCTCGAAGTCCGGTGCGGTAGGCTGGGGTGTGTCTGAGTAATTGGGCAGCTCCGAGGGAGGGAAGGTTGCCGAGCCGCGCAGCTCGCGATCCAAGTCTTCGAAGGGCATGAACGCCTTCGCGACGGCATCGAACATGTCGGTGCCATCAGGTGCCGTCGACACGACCCAATCCCAGCTGAGCGTGTTGGGTGTTACCGGGTGAACAACGAGGGTAGCCTTGGCGACGGTGGGATCCCAGGCGCTGCGGGCTGACACGTACTTGCTCGCCCAAGCGCCGTATGCCGTGGGGTCGGCTTGAAACCACGCTTGGCCGCCGGGGCCGTTGAAGGCAGCGTCGATATGCTGAACCTGCCTCGTCAGCGCGTTGAGCAGATCGGAGAGCTCGTGGACCGTGTGCCACTGAACGAGCCTCGGGATGCCGATCGTGCCGAGGCCAGCTTGTTGTGGCGTGACTTCAATCTCAACGCCATCGCGCGCCACGCAAAGTTGCCGCTGCCTGTTGAGGTAAGGCCCCATCAAGCCGGCTTTTTCGGGGTAGTCGACCGGCCCCGGTATCCACTTCCCACCAACGTGCATCCACCACTGGCCCTTGTACATCTCGAACCAGTGGCCGGCCTTGAAGAAAAGCTGTCGGCCGCAAGGGCTACCGAGGGGGCTGCCAAGAGTTACAAACTCTGCTCCACTAGTTCCGATGTGAACCGATGAAGAATCAAGAGGGTCGATCCATACCTCATCGACGGCGTTGGGGACCCTCACCATGACCGCCGCGTTGGTCGAGGGGTCGGCGTAGAGCTTGGTGCCGTTTTCATCAATGATCCCGACGAGAATATGCTCTTGGTGATCTTGCCCGTAGGTGACCTTCACTGCATAGGCGGGTAGGCCAATGCTCAGGAGAGCTGCACCAAGCGCGGCCGTGACGCCGTCACAGTCCTCGCCGGGGATGCACCGATCGCGGAGGCAAAGAGTGACATGTGGCTTCTGGATCCATTCCGCGCCCTGAGGGTCGGGCACGTAGATCGTTTGAGCCCGCACAGCGTCAAGAAGCGCTTGGGTCCTTGCTTTGATCGAAGGATGATTACGGCCATCGATCCCCCGCTTGGTGAGTTGATCGATCGCCCAGCCGCGCACAGCCTCATCGATGCGACCATCTCGCATCGCTTTCGCGACCTCATCGACGCTCCGCCTGATACCAGCCGGCCCGGGGGGATAGGCCTCGACGTTGTACCCAGCCTTGGCCATCGTGGCTTACATCCTACCACAGTGGCTCAAAGCGGCACTACGGAGGGGCTCCCTTGGATACCGAGGCCGTTGACATGAGCCGCGATGGGGGTGAGAAAAGCGCTCAACGGCAGGTTGATCGACCTAGATGCGATGAACTGGTAGCTGAAGCTCCTGGAACCCCCGCTAACCCCCTTGACGATACCGCCATCGGGGCCCCTCCAGCTCGAGTAGCTATCTAGCCAAGACGTCTCGAAGGGGTTGTTGGGGTTGGTCGCCGAGTAAGTGACGTTGTAGCGACGGCCTCCAACGAGAGCGACAGTTGGCTCAGTGATGGCCGACTGATCGGCGGGGAAGAAGCCTGCCGTTGGGAACGATGGCCCCTGGGGGCTCGGAATACTAGTCGGCACCTGGCTTGGCGGAGGCCCGGGCGCGACGAGGTTGGCGGCAGGTGGGTTCGTTGATGGGGTTGATGTTGGGGCTAGCGCTGAGGCATTGGGGTTCTTGGCCCCAGCGCTGTCGCCAGTGCTTGTTGGAGCCGAGGCAGGTTTGCCGGCCATATAGACGATGGTTCCAGCGAGAGCGCCAACGCCCGTGACAACCCCGCCGAGCCAGAGAGCATCTTTGGTGGATTGCTTCATCGTTAGCTCGAGAAATCGTTGGTCATGTACAACCTACCACCAACAAGCAGCAAGCCTACCCCAAGCCGGGTAAATCTGGGGTTGACGATGTTCATGTAGTGACCGTGCTCTTCCCCTTGGCCGGGGCCCTCGGCAAACATCATCGCGAGAGCTTCATCGATTTGTTGGGTCTCGTCTTCCGGCGGCCATCCGACGGGGCTGCCTTGATTTTCCCCGGCTTCTTGAGCGAAACCGTTTTCTGGGTTGAATAGGGTCCCCGCGGCTACGGCTGAGCGAATATGCTGGTGAGGTATGTGGTCTTGAGAGAGCTGCTGGGAGCCAGCCATGGCGAAAGAGCTAAGTCTTATATCTAATATCAGCGGTGCCACTCCTAGCCGAGAGCGGTAGGCGTTGACCACTTGGAGGTTATGTTGCTGGAGCGAGTCTCCAGCTAAGGGAACCGGCGCTGGAGTTATCGGTTGGGATTGCGGGGGAGGCAATAGCCCGCCTCGATAGAATGAGGGCGCGGCCCTCGTTATGAAGTTCGTGGGTCTCGTGAAAGCAACCGCTGGTGCAAGGTTCGGCAGCGGGGCTTTTGGCAGGGAGGCTGCTACCGGGGAGCTTGGTTTAGCCCCGACCGGTTTGCTGGCCAAGGCTACCGCGCCGACTACGGCTCCGGCTCCTACGACTAGCCCGCCCAGCCAGAGGACCTCAGGCTTCACGTCAGAGTCGACTACGGATAGGCCCGGGAGGCGCTGCCGGATTCAAGCTTCCACTCGCCGCGCCACCACCTCGGCCTACCCAAGGAACCTGTGGGACTGAGGGTGGGGCCCACCATGGGTTGTAGAGATGCGGTGCAGCCTGGGTAGCCTGTGTCGCTTGAGACCTTGCTCCGGTCGGCGTGATGGTCGCGAACACCTGCGCTTGTCGAGCCGCGTACTGCGGTTGGAGGGCGCCTGTTCCCACGGTTGCTGGGGTTTTGGGCTTGTTGACGAGGTAGATGATGAGGCCAGCGACAGCCCCGACACCGGCAACAGCCCCAGTAATACAGAGAAGCTCTTTGGTCGACTTCTTCATCACGTCACCTGGAGGTTGAAGTTACCGACCCCCGGCGCGCCGTTGGCGTCGGTCCAATTTACGACAACCGGGTTGCTACCAACCGGGGCGTTCTGGCCGCCAACGATGACGGGTCCAGGCTGCGGAGAACCATTGACTGCCATAGCGGTGATTTTGCCGCCGCTGGGAGGCAAGAGGGTAAGGCTAGTCCCGCGAGGGATGCTCGCGTTGTTTGCGATGGGCGGCATCTGGAGGTTGACGTTGGTCCCGGCCAGTGACGGTGGCTTGGGCTTGGAGAGGTAATGCACCGCTACCCCAACACCGACGGCGCCAGCGGCGAGACCACCGATCCAGAGCACCCGCTTCGTTGTCTTTTTCATCAGGTCACCGTCAGGAGAAACGTGTTCGTGGTCGACGCGCCGCTGGTGTCAGTCCAGGTAACAAACACCCGGTGCTGCCCCACCGTCGCGTTGCCTTGGCCCCCGACGATCACAGGCACCTGCGGTTTGGTATCTACCTGAAGATTTGTGATGAGCGTGCCGTTCGGCGACGCGATAATTAGCGTCTGACCGCTAGGAAGAGTCACGTCTGAGGTGTTAGGGAGCTGTACCATCAGAGGTGATGGCGGTATTACCGGGGTCGTCGGAGGTGGTGCCGGGGCTTTGGGCTTGGCGATGAAGTAGACAGCTACACCAGTAGCTCCCGCGGCGGCGATCAGCCCACCGATCCAGAAAGCTCTCTCACTGGACTTTTTCACTGACACTTCTCCGCTCTAACGTCCTTGGTACGTTTCCCGGTGTTGATGCCCCAGCCCATGATGAATCTCCACCAGTTTCCGTTGATCTGGACAGGGCCATACGTGTGGCCATCGACCCAAGCTATCGGATCGTCGTGGTAGGAGATATCCATCGCGAGCGTTACCGCCGCCGGATCGCTCGTCGAGGGCACCCATTGGCAATCGGCCGGGGGCTGATTACCAGAGCTTGGCACTATTGGCGGAGCTGGCGGTGGCTCAGGTGGAGTTACTTGAGGAGGCTGACCTGAAGTCGGTGTTGACCCTCCTGGGGCAGCCGAGGCCTTCTTGGGCCAAAACAGCACCGCGGAAATGGCCGCTACCCCCGTGGTGACGGCCCCGGCGATGCCGAGTCGCTTCTTGGCCTTGACAGAAAGTGCCATGCGACAGGATCTTACACTATCTCCCTCGGCGTTTCCACCAGAGGTAGCCTAGGCCGGCCAAAGCAGGTACGGCAACGAGCCACGGCCAGACGGTTGGCCCGGGCTGAGTGTTGACCTGCAAGTTGCCGTTTTCTGGGGGTGAGGCCCAGACGTGGAGCAAAGTCGAGCTATCTCCGGGCAAGTACCAGGGCACGGCCCAGGGAATCTGAGTGGCTCGAGTAGCTTGTGCCTGCATGGCCACTACTCGATACCCTGGTGCTGCTTGACCAGCCGCGGGGTCCTGGAGCTCGTGTAATACCAGCCCCTGGTCTTGGATGAAGTTGACCAGATCGGCTCGGGTATGGGTTTGCTTCACGCTGGCCGTAACCGAGTAGAGCATCCCCGGTTGCAGTGTGAAAGTCTGGCCTTGCGGGAGCTCTTGCCAGCTCACTTGCGCCGCGCTTTGCGATAGGCCTTAGCGGCTACCTTTACCCCTCGGCCGATTGAGAGATCGTAGAGCTTCTCGGCGGCCTTGGCGAAGGCTACGTGCTTGACGAGCGCGAAGGCGCCGATACCGAGCACCGTGACTAGCCCCACTCCCCCGGCAGTCTTGGCTACCGTCGCCGCAGCGCTACTTCCCGAGCCACTCGCTGTTGGTGTAGTGCTGCCCTTGTCACCGCCGCCCCCGTAATACGGCTGTGTGCCGCCGCCACCCACCGAGGCCACCGGCGGGGTCTTCCTAGCGCCAGTATGGATCAGTAGCTTCCCATCTCTGACGAGGGAGGGATCATTAGTGCTCGCGGTGATCTTGTTCGCGATCATCTCCAAGTAGGTCGTGAATGGCGGCCGGAAGGTAGTCGTCGCGGGGTTGTATGGGTTGACGACGGGCAACGCGGCCTGGATCGGTGTCACCGGCACTGGGGCTAAGAGAAAAACCGAGGAGTCCTCGTGGGCCTGGTTCCACGTTCGGAGTAGCCGCATGAGAACAGCCCCATCGTCTTGGGGCTTGAGGCCGTTCAGCGCGTAGGCAGCGTTGGCCTTCCACGCACTGATCCACGCCATGTTGAACTCGTTCAGGATGTAGGGCAGCGGTTGGAACTTCCCACCAAACGGGAAGCCGAAGTCAGCTTCCAGGTGATTGTAAGCTTGGAAGGCTGCATCGATCGGTCGATACCCAGCTCGGCTCTTGTAGTGAGCGACGTTCGCCGACTTGCCCCAGTCGAAGTCAACATCCGAGGCGCTCCACGTGAACCAGATTTTGTCCTCGGCCTTGGAGTAGTCGGGGAAGCTCCGCCAATCGGCGCTGCCCGGCGCGATGGCGGTCCCCCAACCGCAGACGCACCCACCTAACCCAACAGGACCCACGGTAAAGTCGGCGTTCTGGCAGTAGAACCCACCGCACACTTGGGTGCCGGCGGGGGGCTTACCCGGGCCGAGGAGCTCCTCGAGTACCGCAATGATCGCACCCGCGGCGGCGACGATCGCGGCCCCGACACCCGCCGAGACGGCGCCAGCAGCTGTGGCGATGGTCGCTGTAGTGCCGATGAGGGTCCCGGTGAAGGCTAGGGCTGTCTGAGCGTCGTGGATACCCTGGGCCTCATTGACCAACCCCTGAACCGTCTTGACGTACCCCAAGATCGTCTGGCCCGTCAGTACGTACGACTTGGCGTTGTTGATCGCCTCCTCGACGGGGATATTGAGGCCGATGGTCGCCTGATTGATCGCATCGGCAAACGCGCCCTTGGCAGCAGTCAGTGCATCCGAGGGGGCTCCTTCAGCGACTAGCTGAGCCTGGACTTGATCCCACGCCTGGGCAGCCTGTGAGGATGGATCTTGGACCCACTGCTCGAATGGGATACCCTCTCCGAGCCCTAGCTTCCTTCTTGGCCGAGGGGAGAGCTGCCAGTTGAGCTGAGCCACGCGATGAAGCCTAGCATGAAAGGCTAGCTTCTACTCATCCCAGCCGCCTGATCCTAGCCCCGGCTTGGGTGCCTCGGGCTGAGGAGTCGCATCCTGAGCCGCCTTGGGCGTGTGGTGCACGATGTGCGGGCCGGCAACCCCCACGCGCTTGACCGCGTCGGCGACGCTGCCCACCATGTTGTTGACATTGTCGACGAGCTTCTCAGTCACCCAAGGGTTAGTGAAGAGCGCCCCTAGCCAATCGGTGGACCCGTCTTCTTTTTTCGCTGGGTAATACACGTTGCGGCCGTCGGGCCATGTGGCTTCGAGCTTCACTTGCTTGAACGGAAGATCGTCGGAAGGATCGGGGGGAGGTACTAGCTCTGTTTCGGGGTCTTCGGGTGCCGGCATCTCTACCGGGGCCCCTAGACCTTGGGAGATACCTTGCTGGAGGTTTTGGCCGAGCCGCTTGACCGCGGCCTGCATCAATCCTCCCAGCATCGCGCTCGTTGCCTTGGTGAGGTCACCCTCCAAGCTGCTTTGGGATTGCTGGGGCCTCAGGTGAGGTAGGAGTGCGCCCATCGCCGCTGAGACCGCGCGTGTCACCGTCTCCTCCAAGCTAGCCTGGGGTGGAGCACCAACTCCCACCGAGGGTGGCGCTACAACGGGTGCCGGGGGTGGCTCCTTGCGCATCTGCGCGAGCTCGTTGCGCGTCTCGTTGAGCTGATTGATCAGCGTATCGACGAGGTGCTTGGTGTCAGGATTCATCCCCTGGGGGGCCTGAGGCATCTGCTGCGGGGAGTAGTAAGGAGGAGGCTGGCCCCAAGTAGGGGGAGGACCATAACCCCACCCTGGAGGCGGGCTGCCGAATCCCTGCGGGGGTTGTGCTGGTCTACCCCATGGATCAAAAGGTTGACCAAACCCAGGCTGGGGCTGGCCTTGCTGCATCGCGCTCGCACGCATCCGCAGAAGCTGGTCTCGCGGCGGTACGCTGAGTCGCCCTCGACCGTAGACCTGGGAGTTCACCTTCCACATGAACCGCAGCTCGTAGAGACCTCCGCCAAGCTTGCCCGACGCGAGATGGAAGTCGTCCTCCACCTTTCTTGTCAGAGCATCACCGGGGGAGAGAGATTGGTCGCCGACCACCGAGGCCATCTCGAACGAGCCCAATTTGACAGCTTGCCCCCCGCCAGACGGATTGAGGTCGAGGACTCCAATTGAGAGCTCATAGGGGGAGTGACCATCGCGATTCAGACGCTCAAGCATTTCGCCCAGCATGAGGTCTGCATCTTTATTTTTCCAGGCAACATCCCCAACCACTGCGCCTAGACCGTTGGCCTTGGCTCGGGTCTTCCGCCGAGGGTGGGCTTGGGCAGGCCGCTGCGTCGGCGCGCTGACCTGAGGTAATACCGCGGGGGCCGGCTGAGGAGCTATCTGGGCCTGCGGCTCATTTTCCTCTTCAAGCTCCTCTTCCTCAGACTCATCCTCATCGAGATCATCATCGAGCTCGTCGAGCTCTTGGGGCTTTCGAGCCATAGAGTCTCCTCTCAAGTGACGATAGGAGTCGCGGCGGCAACCGGGGATTTCACCGAAACCTCCAGCAACGTCTTCATCAAGTCACCGAACGCGAGGGCCGCTTGGGCCGCAGTCGACCCGGCGTAGTAGTCATTGAAGGCGCTCGTCACGGTAATAGCCGGGTCAATGGCGTAGCCTTCACCGGGGTCGAGCACTTCGATCGAGTGGAGGCCCATCAGCGGCACTACAACCGCGGGTGTTCCACTCGTATCACTCAGGATGATCTGGGGCATCGCGGTGTAAGGGCCCCCAGCGTTGACGATAGTCAGACCGGTAATACTACCCGCTGCCACTCCGACGGTTGCCGTAGCTACGGTACCGATGCCCATCTGCACTGACAAGACGGCACCCTTGCCACCGTTTTTGCCGTCCTTGGCCGGGCCGGGGTCCCAAACGAACGCGCTCGGCACTTCGAGCATCCCCTGACCGGAGTCAACGATGTTGAGCTTTATGACTCGGCCCTTGCTATCGAGCACCAACCCTGCTCGAGGTAATCTTCCCCCCACAACAGTAGAGCCCTCAAACTGCACTTGCGCAAACGAGGAGTAGCCTCGGCCTTGGGCGACGATCGTCATACCCTGAACGCACGACTGCGCATTCAAGACACCGGTCGCTGGGTCCACCCGGGGCGGCTGCAACCCTCCAACAAACCGAGCTTGGACTGATCCGCCATACCCGTCTCCCGCGTTGACCACGGCGACGTCTTGGACATCAAGCCTGCCGAGGAACTTAGCCCCTCGGAAGCCTCTCGGCTCTCCGGGCTCGGTCTTGTCCGGGGGAGGCGTAGTGATGAGAGGAATGGCGCTGTACCCCTTGCCGGGGGCTGTCACGATAGCCGCTATGATCGCTCCCCCGTTAGGTTGCCGTATCGCCGTTGCGGCGCCGGTAGGGCTGGGGGCGAGTGACAGCCCGATCGTACGAGTCACGCCCGTCAGGCCGCTGACGGTCACATCTGAATTCAACCGGGCCCCGATCTGGGCCAGCACATCTTGAGGGACCTGCGGTAAGGCCATCAGCGTGTTGAGATCGTTGAGGGAAGCGCCGCCCCCTTGGATGACGGTGTAGACGAGCGTTGCGGTGGTGAAAGGCATAGGCTCAGCTTACCACCGGGGTGGCCGGCAAGCTTACTGGCTGGGGGGCGCTTTCTTCAACCGCTAGTGTTTCCTTGCTGGGCTCCTCTTCAGGCTCTTCATCGAGGCCCTCATCGTCGCCGATAGCGACACCCTCGGCGACGGCGGTCCACTCATCGGCGATCTCGGCCTTGAAGACCTCGATGTTCATCGCGGCGATCGAGTAGACCGCGGCGGTCTTGCAGAGCCGGAAACGGGTGGGCGGGGGTGTCTCGCCGCCTGACTCAGAGGTAGGGAGCGCGTAGACCCGAAACTCGGAGTCATCCTCGAAGATAGCGAAGACGGTCAGCTCAGCGGAGAGCTTGGCCTTCTTCTCCGAATCGAATACTCTCGACCGTAGGGGGGAAGGCTGCCCGAGCACGAACATGGTCGGCTTCATCGCGGCCAATATATCCGGGATCTGGGTGCCTATGTTGTCTTTGAGGAGAGCCAGGCCCTCGACGGCGCTCGTTCGAGGGAGCCAGGTAGCCACCAGCAATAGCGGCAGCGACGCTACCTCGAGCCCGGAGAGCTCCTCAATTTCCTTGTACACGTCGGACAATGACGGCATGCAGATCTCCATCAAAAAGGTTGGATGACCCCAAGGTTTGGGGTTGCCCCAAGCTAAGGCTTCAACGAATCTTGTAAAGCCTGTCTTCCTCGATGCTGTAGGCTTGGCTCCTACCAATAACTACATGGTCAAGCATCCGGAAAGTGTGGGGCTCGCATGCCTTCTTGATGCTTACGGTGAGGGCTCGGTCAGCCTCCGAGGGCTTGCAATGACCACTCGGGTGTTGGTGCACAACAAGGAAGCCCGCGGCGTTGGTCTCAATCACCGGCCGGAGGATATCGGCGTTATCGACATGGACCCGATCGCGCTGCCCCTTCGCCACCAAGACCGGCTTTCCATCCTTGGAGCAAACTTCTCCATGAATGTTGAGAGGTATGACTAGAAATATCTCTTGGGTCTCGGCGAGTAGCTGTTTGTGGCAGAGCGCGTAGACCTCTTTGGGGGAGACGATCTTGCCGATTACTGGCTTCTCGTGGATGACCGGCACTGCCTCGGCAGCTACAGCGGGCGGACAAGGGAGGCTTGGAACCTCCGGCGGGTGCGTGTGCTGGCAGGTGCCCGAGCCTATCTCCATCGTGAAGACGCTCTCCCCGGCCATGGCGGGGCACTCTCTTGCGGCCAATATCTTAGGCTTGGCGCTCGGAGGAGGGCTACTCGAGCCGACGTCAAACAGCTTGAAATTGCGTGTAGTGAGGCTCTTGCCGACATTTCCCGGATGGGTGTCGATCGCGTAGACCCCAAGCTGTCTGAGCTCCTTGATGCCCTCGGCAACATCAACAAGGAGCTTCGCCTGTTGTTCTTCCTCCAACCGCTGCCCAAGGCCGCGTAGCTCGGCTTCCAATTCGGTCGAGGCCTTCTCAAGACGCTTGCGAGCTTTGCCGTAGGTCAGCTTGCTCAAGGCATAAGGCCAGACTTCATAGGAGTTTTTGACCCGGACTACAATCTCGCGGATTCGACGGGCACCGGGTACGTCAGGATCGTGATCGAGTTTCTCCATCAGCAAGACTCCAACCTTGGAGCCTTCACGCTCGCCCTCCCCGGAGTCGCCCTCGACGTGGACCCCCCGGAGAAAGTAGCTACCGTAGACGTCGACTACGTGGGGCAAGTGCTTACCGATGAGGACCGACCCCGCCTTCACTTCAGTCTCGTCGCGCGTCAGCTTGATAACCTTCCCGTTTGGTAGGAGGCCCGCGAGCCCGTAGCTACCGCTGCCTAGTATCTCGCTTATTGAGGTGATGTTGAGAGCCGCTTCGAGGGTCTCGGCGATAAGCTGCGGCCGAGTGTCGCCTTCTCTATGCTGCTCACCCTCGGCTTCGAAGATGAAGCGCTCGGCAAAGTCTTGAATCGATGCCCCCATGCCTGGACGAGCAGGCACCGCGTAAGGCTGTGTGGCCGGCTCAATTTTCTCGGCGGCTTGTTGGTGGAGGCCGGGGTAGTAGTCACGAGCCTTGGCCATGGCTTCGGTGAGGTTGGCGGCCCGGCCGATGTGCTTGTCTTCAACGCCGGGGGTGAAAGTGATCCACCAAACTGCATAGCCACCCTTGCCAGGTTTGAGCTCGTAGCGGCCTCCCGCGCCGTCGGCTACCCATACGCCGTCGTGCCGCTCCCTCCACGAAAGGCCCGCCTCGGTGATCAGCATCAGGGAAGCTTAGCCTTTTCTTGGGCTTCGAGCATCTCCCGTATGGTCTCCGGCCCAACTTGGAGCATGGGCTTCGAGCAAGTAGGGCAGGCAGGTTTGGGTTCGAGTTTACCTAAGACAAACGGCCTCGTTGTGAGCGTAACGCATCCGCGGCAGATGAAAGCCTCGAAATCAGCCATGGGCGTTCAATGCCTCCAGCGAGCGTCTCTGATGGTGTTTCTCGATGACCGCGGCGAGTGCCTCCCCGTGGGTCTTGAAGTGAGCGTGCGACATCGCCGTGAAGATCGAGGCCTCCTCATTGCCGCTCGTCACGACGAGCTTGCCCTTGCCGAAGGCGTAGCCGAGCTCCACCCAGCAGCCCTTGGAGTTGTTGTTCGGGATGAGAGTCCAGACGACATCGGCTTGATCGACGCCGCTAAGATCCATCTGCGCGTAGTGGAGCATCTTGGCTGCGGTAAGGCCGACGTTGGCCGTGCCCTCTTCCTCGATAGCCTTGATCCAGTCGACGGTGATCTCAACCCCCACGGCTCTCAAAGAATCCATGAACGATTTGATCATCGTTCGCTCTGCGCTCGCGCCTGATACGAAGACTCTCATTGTGCTTCCTTCCAGTGTGTTGACCAAAGTGGAGCGCAACCCTTACCACTGCTGCCGTTCTTATGCACCAGCCCTCGGAGGCCTTCTCTTCTCTCAGCGAGTTGCCCGCACGAGGGGCAAACCTCAACAACGATGATGCTAGGCTGGTAGTTGTTCGGCTGACGCTTGGCTTTCTCTTTTTTAGTCGAGGCTCGTCTGTAGACTTCTTTGCGGGAGTTCTCAATCCTAGAGAGGCCGGGCCACTTCTGCTTCAATCGGGGAGGGAGACCTTTGTATTGCGCCTCAGCGAACTCCTGCAAGACCTCAAGTTGAAGGTTGGTCATCTACCTTCCTCAAACAGGCCGAGGGTCCGGGGGAACTTCTCGGCCAGCATCTTGTGGAGTGCCTCGGCATAAACGCGAATTTCGTATTGAGCGTTGGGGGCCTCGCGGAGCTTCAGGAAGTTTAGCCACCCACGGAGATTCGAGCTGACGCGCATCTTCGAATACCGGCCGACGGGCAGGACGAGGCGGGCGAGCTCCTTCGGCACTCCGGTGCGTAGAGCTTTCTGATAAATGCCCTCAATAATAAGATTGGTGCTGGCAAGCACCTCTCGAAATTCTTTCGCGGCCTCACGGTCTAAAACCTTACCGCCGAGAGATTGATCCTGCTTACTTGGCCCACCGCCTATAGCCAATCTCTCTAGAGATGGTACGTAGTTCAGATCGGGCAACGGGGCATATCTTGCTGACATTTCATTGTAGCTGAACGGTACCCTATGACGATGCCATTCCCGGAAGACGAAGATAGGCGCTTGTACTTCGAACGTCGCGCCGGCCATCTCGAACGGCGTCATGTGGCCGTTCGTGTAGAGATACCGGAGCAGCTTCTCGTCAGCCGACACCCAATGGTGCACGCCGCCATTCTCTGAGCAACCGGTCTGAGAATCGTAGGCCCCACAAGCCTCACATTTTCTCCAGCCGAGGAAGCCTTTGCCCGTCGACATTCTAGCAGCGGAGATGATCTCCTCCTCGCTGCCCCAGAAGGTCACCGCTTCAAGGTAGCCGTGATCCAACAACGATACCCTCATGCCCCGTCTCCCCTCAAACGCCGTGCTTCTTCAAGCAGCTCGGTGCATCTCTCCTGCGTCACCCGCAAGTTTTCTTCGAGCTGATCGCGATCGGTCTTTTGCATGTGGAGTGTTTGAATTCCATTGCGGCCGAGCAGATCGAGTGAGTCTGTCTTACGGTACCAGTCCTTGAAGACTACGAGCTGGACGCCTCCCAAGTTGATGAGGAGCTTGGTGCATGCCACACAAGGCAGGTGGGTGCAGTAGACGAACTTCCGCTCCCTCCGAGGGGCAACACAATTGACCGCGGCGTTCGCCTCCGAGTGGATGCAGCCGCAGTTCCCTACAGCTTCCTCTCCATGACGATCGCAATCGTTGGCTTCACCGGTAGCGTTACCGTTATAGCCGACCGCAAAGACCTGGCGGTGGTCGACGCTCGTGATGACACAGCCGACTTGCAGGCGGCGGCAGGTGGAGCGCCGTGCGAGGGAGACAGCTAGATCGAGAAAGATCTCGTCAAATGAGGGGCGCATTTAGGCCCTCCAATTGGAGCGCTCGATGCCATCCCAGTTATGCCAAAAGAGACGCCACCGCACGCTATTCCTCCACCACCGGATGATGCTCTCTAGCTCGGCCTTCATAGCGACTCCTCCAATGCCTCGGCAACCAATCGGGGTAGCTCCTCAAGCGGCCCCTCATTTCGCAAGACCTTGTTGAACACCCACCCCGATAGCGCGTTCTCGCTGAGGTGACGGCCAGCTTCCCCAGCGAGACCTGAGGCTCCGGAGCGCTCGATCGACCAGACTTGGCCGCCCTCGGCTTTGATGGCTCGAACCTCTCCCGGAAAGCGAACATCGCTGATGACGACACCCCGCGCGGTATTACCTCCGCCGATGTCTATCTCTCCTGATAGGTGCCACCTGGCTGTCTTGATCGCTTCATCGACCCAGATGTTCTCATAGCAGCTACGGCCAGCCTCGGTGCCAAACTTCTGGAGAGCCTCACGCGGCGTGAGGTAGGAGCCGTCAGCGCGCGGGTAGCGCTTGTCGGGCTCATTTCTTATCGAAGAGGGCCCCCAGAGCTGGTCTTTAGTGAACCCAAACAGTTCACCAACTAGCTTTTTGAGCCTGTCGGCGAAGGCGACCTCGACGAAGCCGTGGCGCTCAACGAGAATTTTAGCGGCGGTCGATTTCCCGGCCCCGGCCAGGCCGGTCAATCCGATTAGTTTTCCCTTTACCATATGAGCAGCTCCCCGACGTTACCTCGTTTGGAGGCGTTGCTATTGATAGCTCTCCTCGCCTTGACTGTTCTAAACGAGAAGTCGCTATACATCTTTCTTACCTGCGGTAAATCAGCGTTCGATAGCTGCCGCTTCCCACCCACCCACTTGAGAAGCGGTCTGGCCATCAATCTACCCACACTTCCACGACGAGCGGCAGAACGTTCTTCAACTTCGCCCGCGCCTCCTCGGCTTCCTCACGCGCCTTGAACTTGAACGGAATACGGGCCCCAGAGGCTAGACCGTCTTTCGTCAAGCACCATTCCCCGTCGGCGCTCTTCACCACGTAGCAGATCGGCTTGCCGGCCAAGAGGCTACGGGAGAGCAGAATCTTCGCCGCGGTGACTGCGTTAGGGCCGCCCTGAGAGATGGCTTCCCAGAGACGATCATCGGACGCTTCTTGTAGCCACTGACTCATTTGCGCCTCACCCACGTGAGTAGAACACTTTCGACGACAGCTAGGGTGAAGAACACCAGGAGGCCTACCCCCAGCCAATGCTTATCTATGAATTCTAGTAGAGTCATTGTAGGATTGTCAGCCTCTCGCTTGCTCGGGTTACGGCCGTGTAAAAATATCTCCTTGATTCCTCTTCCCAGGGGTTCTCAGCTCGGTCTACATATAACAAGACATGAGAAAACTGAGACCCCTGCGATTTGTGAACAGTCATCGCATAGCCCATATCGTACATTTCCCCGGCGCTCGACATTGAATAGACCGAAACTCCCCGCTCTTGGAGCTCCTCCACCGAGGCAAACGTCTTCTCTCGGAAGAACTGGGGTGCGCAGAGCGTCTTGGGGCTGGCCGGCAGCCCTTCATCGGGAAACGCCACCGAGGCATCAAGAAGCCAGGGCTGGCCTTCTCTCAGCTTGGAGTCCTCGGTTAGAAGGCCGCGCATGCCGTTGTAGACTGGAGGCTTGTTCTTGAGGCAGATGACCGGTTCCTCTTTGCGCGGGGGCCCCGCGTACTCCAAGGCTTTGCGAGCCGCGCCATTGAGTTTGCATCTAGTTCGGTTGGTCCAACAGAGCACCCCGACGTCGAGTATCGAGAGCGGGCACGACGTGATATAGGCATCGATGAGAGCTTCGGGCAGGTCTTGCTTGGCTCGGAAGTCGATGGCGGCCTCCGGTGCCCCGGGGATCAAGAGGTGGCCCTTGAAGTCTCGGATCTTGCCGCCCTCACGGATGTGCCTTGATAGTGCGATGATAGGCGATTTTTCTGCTTGCCGATGAATCTTCTCGAGCTTTAGATCAGGGTTCTGCATCAAATCCCCCGAGGCCATGACCGGGGGGAGCTGGCCATGGTCGCCAACCGCTAGAATCGGCACCCCCCATCGCTGTAGGTCTTGCAAGATCTCATCACCCACCATGGATCCTTCGTCGATCACGATGAGGTCGTAGTCTCGATCCAACCTAGAGCGCTTGACCCAACCCCGTAGCTCCTCGGTCTTGGGGTCAATCACCGGCCGGTACAGCAGCCGGTGGATCGTCGTGCATAACGGGGGGCCGCTGGAGGCCTTCAGGCTCGGGTCGAAGTAACTCTCCAGGCCCCGCTCAGCGTCTTCATCGGCGCGGCGGAGGAGAGTCGTCGTCTCTACACCTGAAGCTCGGAGCTTTCGATTGAGTACACTCGCTGCACGACCGGTGTAGGTAACATACGCGACGAGGAGGTCGGTTGAGGCTGCAAGGACCCCGAGCAGGGTTGATTTTCCAGTGCCTGCGTAGCCCCCGACTGTCAGTAGCCCGCTCTGGACCTGCGAATCGCGAAAACCTAGCTCTCCAGAGGACGCGCCGCCCGGAGCTATAAAATCAGAGTGAGGCGAAGATACCCAGTCTTGTATCGCCTCAAACACCTCTAGTTGATCGGGGGAGAGGTCCTTCTCGGAAATCTTCTTGTCAGTCGAGGCACTCATCGATCTAACTCACTCTCGTGAGTAAGCCGCCCTGTCGCTCGATAGTTGGCCTGCACAGCAGTAACATCTCCGTGCCGAGGGCACTTGCCGTCGACGACATTGAACCAACAGCGGCCAACCGTACGGCCGTCAGCCGTGCACTCGAGAACAGCACAGGCATTAGGGCTGATGATAGGCCCAGCCATCTACTTGCTCTTCGGTTTGGTCAAGGGAAACGGCATCGGCGTCTCTGGGCCTTGACCCGCGATCGGCCCCACCGTTTTCACCTTACTCGGGATCAACGCTCCCAGGCCCGAGCTTGAGCCTACACCGGGATAGGTCCGGGGGCCCGGCGGTGGAGGCAACGGGCTAGCCCGGCCGCTCTTGCCGATCTTCTCGCACCGCTCATTCATCTGCCGGACCTTCTCGCGGTAGTCGATCTCCGCGGCGGTCGCGGCTTGGTGGGCGTACTCCGCGGCCTCAACGGCGGTAAGCCCTCGCGCGGCGCACGACTCCAAGACGAGCTTGTAGGCCTCCCACCAGGCTACGAATGAAGCTCGCTCTCGACTCTGCAAAACTTCAACAGTGTCTCCCATGACTCACTCCTATACTTGCCCGACTTATACACTCTCAAATGGATAGCGCGTCGACCCAGTTTGCAACGGATCACATTCGATGCACGTGCACGTGTTTTTGGGCACAAGCCCGTGATTGATGCCACGAGGGGAGTTGCACGGACAGCCATCGGCAATGCGTCGATTCTCTGGCAGGAGCATACCGCCACATACACGACAGAGATCTGGATTGGAGTACAAAAACTCCCCTTGTTCGTTCTCTCCAGGGTACCTGTCATCTAGTGCCATTGGCTTTTTATTCATCGGCTACTCCTTCCAACCCGCTAGTAGTAGCGACACCCCGGTGAACGCGAAGCAGAAGACTAGAAACCACACAAACCTAGGATCCCACCCGGCGGCGGCCATGCTATCTTCCACGGGGAAACGTATTACCACACCGAAGGCAGACCGCAACGTGAAAGTGGAGGCTTCCGATCCTTGTTGTACCTTCTATCGCATGGTGACCTACATAGGCGCAGACTAGGCGCTTCCACTTGTGAAGAAGGTCTTGCCAGAGACTCATAGCGCCCCCGGGGGTCGGCTGGGCGGCTTCTTGGGCAGGTTTCTAAGGACCGCTGGGGTCTCTACCGGCTTGCCGAGAGGCACCTTCCCCGCACTGAATAGGTTCTCATAGCTTGGTTTATCGAATACCCGATCGTAGACGCCCCTGACCCACTTGGCCTGCTTCTCAGTCAGCGCGAAGCCTCGGTCGAGCATCTGTTGGAATGCCTTCTCGTCGATGCGCGCGTCTTCCTTCTCTAGGGAGAAGCCTAGGAGCTCTTCGAGCATCGTCTTTTCTTCTGGTGTTAGCTTGCCCATTCTGGAGCCCTTCCGCTGTACAGCCTGATCCCCCAGTAAGTGTTGTGCTTGACGTTGTAGTCTAGGTTACCCGCGTAGTGCTTCCGGCACGCGGCTCTGAAGGTAGTCGCCCGGACGCTGGCTACAAACATCTTACCGCCTCGCTCGCCGGTCGCCGCCCACTCATCGACCCATATATGCCAGATGCGCACCCTACTCATCCGAAGTCACTCCACCTTTCTCCAGTCTTGAAGTCAATCGGCATCACGAATTCAAGGCCGTTGTGCGGCACTTTGATAGGTTCGGCCCAGACATCCCTGACCAGTTTTTCAAGCCGGTCAACGCTCTTACATCCCTTCAGCCGGTCCTCGATCCGCGGTAGGCGATCGTTGTGTATATCCGCGATACCACCCTGGATAGGCCGGTTGGAAATGTCAGTTCGCTTGGCATGCCACCCGAGCCAGCTGATCCTACCCAAGATGACGCTCCGCAGGTAGCCGTGCTGCTTGCAGAAAGCCTCATTCTCATCGATAAACTCGTAGTAACGAGTGTACCGGGAGTGGAAGCGGCGGACGAACTCCTCGCACGCGGCCAGGGTGGCCCGTTTGCCCGCAGCCTTGAGGGTAGCTAGAGCGCGCTCCGCCGTACCTTCATACCAGACACAAAATCCGCAGTTCTTCGTGATGTCGCGCTCGTCTTTGCAGCCACCATTTTTGCCGGTGACGGCCTTCCACTTCAGAGGCTTACCGTGGTTATCGAGAAACGGGGAAAGCTCGTAGGCCTTATTGAGTTTGGCCATCGCCTCGGGTATGTCAGCAAATACGACCTTGGCGTTCTCGGTATGGATGTCTTTCTCGCACGCCTTGATGAGGTTCTCGTCGCCGGAGAAGTAGGCCGCCAACCGGGCCTCGCACTGCGAGAGGTCGTAGTAGAAAAGCTGGCCGTCGAACTCGATGATCGCAGCGTCATGAATCTGCGCCACAATCCGAGGGCGCTTGGATCTACGCTTGCTCTTGTCGGCGACGTACATCCCTCGGACGTGCGTCTCCCAATCATCCCCATATCGAGGCAGGGTCATGAGTGGCCCCGCCAACCTGCCCGTCACAGGCCCGAGCTTCCACTGCGCGTGGATCCGGCCATCCCTCCCCGGCTCGTAGTTCTCGACGTAGGAGCCGAGCGTCTTGGCGCACGCGCGCCATCGGAGAAGAAGGTCAGCGAGGTGGCCAGCGCGGGTATCGAGGACCTTCACGGCCTCCAAGGTCAGATTTGAAGTTGAAGCCAGGCCCGTCTTGGTGGGGTAGAGCATCGGCCCGCGGAAGGTGACGAACAAGGCCCGCCGCACATCCCCCAGCCGGGCTGGGTGAAAGTTCGGGCCAACGAGCTGGCGCATCTCCCCAAGCAGACCCCTCTTACGGGCTCTAAGGTGACTCGCGAGCTCATCGCGCTTGGCGGTATCGAAACCGATGCCGACCTCGGTCATACCGCGGCAGAGAAGGGCCATCCGTTTGTCAGACTCATAGACTTTGCGCTCTGGAGCCAAGTCTGGCTTCATGCGCTGCCACGCAAGCGCATCCAATTTTACATCTTTGCTACAATAAAGAAGAAGATTGGAGACGTCGTCGCTATCCCAGGGAGCCTCGCCCTTCTCTTCACCTGCACTCTTGCCGTGAAGTATCTTCCAGGGTTCCGCGTTACAATAGACTGAAGCTACATGTGAGAGAGACTTTGGTAGATGCGAAGCAAAACAGTGGTGCGCTAATAGTGTGTCCTCCCATAACTGGTCCATCACCAAGCTCCCTCTCGGTGAAGTACAATGTGATCGAATTGCGGCCCAAAGTGTGTGATGACAACATGCTTCCTCAACGCCTGGCGAAGCGCGGGCCCTAGACTTCTTTTCCAGGGCCAGATCATCACAACCGGGCGCCCGGAGATATGGTCTCCGACCCCCACGCACTTCAACTCATCGTTGAGCGCATCAGGACCACCTGTCTCGACGTCTACGACCACCTCCCGATCAAGCTTGGCCAGTTCCCGCTTGATATCTTTTACCGAGGATACGACAATGTAGGAGACGTCATCCTCCAACTTCAACTTGCCGTCAAGCAAGTGACGAAACCGCTTGAAGTCGGTGATCATCACCGGATACCACCCATCAGCGCCGCGCAGGATGAAGGCCGGGTGGATGCTCGGGATGACGGTCCTACCGGCGTAGGTAGCCCTAGCCTCTAGCAAATAAAGAGCGCGCTTGGCCTTGGTGAGGTTATCCTTGGCCTTGGCGGTCGGTTTGGCTCGCACCGAGGCCCTGAGCTTAGCGATGTTCTTCCTCACCGAGAGGAGCTTGGCCTCCTCAATAGCCGGTGTCTCCCAGACGAACCCGCGCGTCTTCATGATCGTCTTGACGCCCAGGACGGACCGCGCTGCCCACTGGCCTAGAGCTAAGACGGGCAGTTTCTTTTTGCCAAGCGCGGCTAGCTCGTTGGCCAGCCGAGGTGCGCAGCACGACGTGGCGGCGAGCTTGATGTCGGGCCTGTCATCGTCTGGTCTGCAAATAAATGCGTTAGTTACAAATGCCTCAGATCGATCTAGGCCTGCCTTTTCTAGAGCTCTATTCAACAACCGGCCGCTAGGTCCAACAAATGGCATTTGCTTAGTGACCTCTAATCTACCTGGGCTTTCTCCTATAATCACGAATCTAGTTTTGCCTTCGGCTGACGATGGCGGTACTGGCTTAGCTCCACGAAGTGGACACTCATTACATTTAGCCCCGAGCTCTCGGGGGTCTACTCCACGTGCGTCCATGCTCTCCGGTGCACGATAAGTAGAATGAGTTTTTTGCTAACGTGGAATTTGTCGGCTAGTTTTTGAAACGTCCAACCCCCTCTACCACTATACATCTGCCGTATCGTACGAACCTCAACCTCTGTTAGTTTGGCAAAACCGTTCGATTCCCCCGGATGAGGGTAGACGTTTACCGCAAAATTATTGAACCGACGACCCTTATCGGTCATATCGGTCATGTTTTCATCGTGCGTCCCTAAAAAAAGATGGTCGAGCCGCACACAGGGAGGATTATCGCACTTATGGCATACGAACAAGCCATCAGGTATAGGGCCGTTGGCTAGTACCCACGATACTCTGTGGGCCCTAGCGCTCCTTTTACCTTCGAACGATAAACTACCGTACCCTCTTCCGGAGCATGATCCTAACCAAACCCAACACCCTGGCCCCTTACGAACACGACCCCAGAATCGGTCTTCGAAAGGCATATCGCGCCAGTATGCAGGCGACTTTTGTCGAGGTTTATAGTTGTTCATGTCGAGGTGATGAATTTGGGTTTGCCTTCAGCGGGTGCCGGGGGAACAGGCTTAGAGCCTCGGAGCGGGCATTCATTGCACCTAGCCCCCAGGCTCTTTGGATCAAAGTCAATCATAGTAGAGGAGAGCCAGAGGATCGAACTCCGGGCAGGCCTGTTTATACCTACTCCCCAAGTGTCGGTGTCTTTGAGCTCCAACCGACGTGGAGGCGGGCCTGTTATCCCCGCGCAGTGATAAATCTTGCCCTCCCGCTTACACGGCGGCCTTGATAGCTGTCGCGAGTTTTTATCGGCCCCTATCAGGAGGCACTGCTATCTGCGTCAATTCGCACTTTCAGACTCTCACTCTTGTATCTGTGGGAACTGCCTCAAAATTAGGGCTGGCTTTCCCGGACCGGCCAGCGCGGCTTGAGTTGACATAGAGGCTCTCACCCCTAGGCCAATTCGGGTCTTAGCGGCGCGCGGGCTTCTTCCCGTTGCCGTTCTTGGCCGGTGCCGCGCTCCTCTTCATCGGAGTAGGCGCCGGCTCATCAGCCTCACTCGTATTAGCTCCATTCGAACCCTTGGGTGCCGTGTACTGCACACCGGTACGAACCTCACCGCTGTCCTGGTCGGTCTTGCTGGTGACCCACAACTGCATGCTCTGGCCCTTGAGCGCCCCAGCGAAGTCCTTGAAGTCGGCCTTGCTCTGGATGCGCTGCGGGATGACGTCGGTATCAATCCCGAGCATCTCAAAAAGCTTGTTGCGGCGGATGATGCCCATCTTGCCGCGCTTGTCGCCCTTGGGGAAGAAGACGAGAAAGTCGGCGACAGTCGCACCCACACTCTTCTCTTGCTCGGCCGTGGGCTCCTCCTCGACAGAGGAGTTGAGCTTCCACTCCAGGATGGCCATCGGGAAGGAGTCCTTGCTCGTCTTGGAGATCTTGACCTCTTCGATAATGGCCTCGTAGCAGCCGGGGGCTGCATCGGCTTCCACTTCACCGCCGTCGAAATCGACCGGCTGAAAGTCCATGACGCGTTCTTGATTGGTCTGCTGATGATTGCTCGGCATGTGCTTGTTCTCTGCTTGTTTGGATGTTTCAGTTGTTTCGGTTGCAACAAGCCCCGCTACCGGAGCTTGGAATCTTCTTCAAGAAGGCGTTTGATACTATTCGCTTCACCTAGATAAGCGTTGTGGTCCCCCGCATGGGGAGGATGACGCTCACCTATAGTGCGGAACACCATTTCGAGTTCCATCAGCCCATTTCTAAGAGTGGAGATGCGCTCCTGAGATTTGCGCCAGGCGAACTTCCACGCGTTGGCCTCAAACTCGGGCCGATCTACGTCTTCAGCCTTATCGAGCGATAGATTGCCGTACGCGAATGAGATTCGCTGCTCCCAGAGCTGTTCCTCAGTCATTGGAGGCAAGTTGCGGGCTTGCTCCAAGAGTTTAGACAGCTTCTCATCAAGAGGTAGGTTCTTACCGATGCTCATCGGCGCACCGGGGGTTGAGGGCTCGGCCTTGAGTTGTTTGGTCTCACCAACGCAGGCTTCTTGGCGGGCTTCCAGTCTTCCTCAAACAGCTTGATGAGCTCCCCCACATCCGCGGGCAGTACGTGGGTTCCACTCAGCGAGCGGCAGCCGGGGCCCCAGGCGCCTTCAGGACCGGTCACGAACACCCGCTCTGACTTACCATTGACCTGCCTGACATCCATCCAAATGACGTCGACAAACTTGGCCGCCATAACGGCCCGCGCCTGACCGGGGAGCAAAGGTACAATCCCCTTCCCAGTCTTCTCGATCCCCTCTCCAGTCTCGCCACCGAGCTCCATGTAGTGGCAGATCACTACCGCGTGGCAGGGGAGCATGAAAATCTGTTCGGCAAGATGCTTCAGGCGCTTGGTGCACTCAGGGTAGGCCTTGCGGCCGTCTTCATTGCCGTCCTTGGTAAGGTTGTTCTTGAAGGCCTCCCGCAAGACGCGATCGGCAAAGTCGCTCAGCGGGTCGATGACTACTGTGCGAATCTTCCCAGCCTCGGCGTCTTTGCGAGCCTCGGCCATCGCCGACTGCATTGAGTTCCAGCCGCCGATCGGCTCGAAGTCGAAGTTGCTCGTCAGACGCTTAGCTCCACGAAGAGCTGACTGATCTTCGCAGAGCAGTACCCTCACTGGCCCAGGTGAAGTTGCGATGGCCGCGGTGCTTTTGCCGGCCTTCGGGGCCCCTAGCAAAAGCAGCCGCAGGAAAGGGTCACGCTCTAGCTGACTTGCGGGTAACGGCATCCTCTACCTCTTGTTTGGGGTTGCGCCCGAGACATCGCTTGGCGGAGACGAGACGTGTCGGCCAGCGGAAAGGAGAGCCTAAGCGCGCTAGAAAACTTTTGCAAGTCTGAGACGCTCTTTTTACCCCTTGCTGCTTCGCCAAAAAAAACCGGCTGCCCGGAGTGGAGTCGGGGCAGCCGGTAGCGGGGCGCACCAAACAAGGGAGATTGTCGGTACGAGCGGTAGCTTGGCACAGTGCTGGGGGTGCGTCAAGGGAAGAGGCTACGGCTGTAGCCCCGAAGGCACAGAGGACAGCATAGCTTACGGTGCTGTTTCCATAGCCGATGACGGGCCATCCGAGAAAAAACACCACGGCTCCAGGCGTCTAGGAGCCGCCACACCGACGCGCGGGGGGCGCGGCTGGAGAGCGCGGGGCGCGCAGAGCTTCGATAGGGGCTCATGATTCCCGCCTCCTGTAACGGCCTCTACCCTTCGCATTCAGATACCGCTGGTGATAGACGCCGCAGTTCCATCGCGTGAGCTCATACCTGGGGTCTAAAGGCTCGCATAGCCAGTGGACGCCCCAACTATCTGTTTCTCGAGCGATGGCTTCTCGCGCCGCTAGGTGGAGCCCGCGTTTGAAAGCTTTGATGACGCGCCTCCAATGTAGAGCACAGAACCGACCTTTTTCGACCGGGTCTCCGCACACGGTACACCTCATGATCATCGACACACCTCACAATTGCATATCTTCAAGATCCAAAGATCGGGGTCAGGATCAAACTCACAGTAAGAAACTGTCAGCTCTTCACCAACCTGGACATCACGCATCGCTGTTGGCATTTGTTGCCACCGGCTACGTCGACGGACGTTCCTATCGCACGAGTGATTGAAGCCGCGCCATCCCGGAGGCGGAGAAATCCGTTCTCCTGCGTAAATCAAGCGTATTGCGAAGACACCCACGCCGTGGATCGGGCTAGAACCTACCCGACACTGCCTGTTGAGGCTGCCATGATAGGAACACGACCCCCGTTTTTCTCGGCGTTTTTGAATTGTTCCTATTGTACCCATCTAAATCGACCTCCCGCCAGAAACATAGATCATGCACCCCTAGGCCCCTTGGGCTTACGCTTTCTATATACACCCGTAGGCATGGGAACATTAGGAACATTAGGAACAAGAGCCAATTTCCCGAGGTCCCGTGTTCCCTTCTGTACCCTACTGTTCCCGATGTTCGGCCTGTCTTCTTTGGGACGGTAAATGTAGCCGAGGCCCCCTGAGGGGAGCCGTTCCCTTCTCCGCTCCCAATTGAGAACACGCAAAACCGAGCCGATTCTTATCTCTTCGCGCCTGTCGAGGCGGTTCGTTTCGAAGCCGAGACAGTCCACCAAACATTGGTGCGTCGTCACCCCCGTCCGTACTCGATTCGGGTTCGTGAGCCATCGCCGTACCGGTTCTTCCCACGGATCCTGCTGCCTCCGCTCCTCGGCAACTTCCGCGGCGGCCTTGATGAGAGCCGGGTCCTTGAAGTGCCACTCCTCACCGGCCTGATACCGATGGGTGGACTCGGCCCAGAGTTGGTCTCGTTCCTTCCTCAGTGCAGCGAGGTTGACGGCCCGGGGGATCAAGATCGGCCAGAACCTTCTCGCTCCGGAGTCGTCCTTCAGGTACTGGCGCGCGTTGGTGGTCCCCCCGAAGACGCACTGCCTCAGGTAATTGCCGGAGCGCCGGTCATAGCTGGCCCTAAATCGGGGGGTACGCTTGGTGATGAAGCCCTTGGCTTGAGTGACCTCTGATCTGCTCAGAGAATCTAACTCAGAGAGCTCGACGATCCACTTGCACCACAGGTCTTGCTCCGCATCCTTGTTAGAGAGATCGGCACTCATCTCGAGGAACCACTCATCCCCTCCAAGTATTCTAAGTAAAGAGGATTTACCTACGCCTTGGGCTCCCTCCAAAATCAACGCGTGGTCGGCCTGACACCCAGGCTCAAATATTCTAGCTACAGCTGAAATCATCCAATTCGCTGAGACAGCGCGGGTGTAAGATGAATCTTCGGCGCCGCCTAGACGAATGAGCCAATCGTCAAGTCTTTTCTTACCATCCCATTTGAGTGACTTGAGCCAGTCTCTGACTGGGTGTACTCTTTTCTTACCAGCTACTATGCAGACGGCTTCCCCGGCCGTCCGGGGGGTAATCGTCAGCTTGTGGCTCCGAGCGAACCACGTACAGAGCCTTAGGTCATCGGCATCGGTCCAGGGCCCCGGCTTGCACCCCTCAGGCTTGTCGTCCGGGTGCCACCGCGGCTCCTTGAGGGTGATGGGACCGTTCGCAAACTCATCGTAGGCGAGCACCCCACTCCAGACCACATCATGAGACAGGATTGTGACGGCGTTCGCTAAGCACTGCTTGAGCCCACCCTTGGGTCCACGCAAGAGCAGACGGTACCACCCTGATCGTTCAGGTTTCGCCATTCAATCTCCCTTTGGCCCTTGATGGAGGTTGCGCGCCCCTTGCGCAAGGACAGACATCGTATTACTCTCTAGGCCTGGCTGCAAGTGGCCAAGGGCGCTGGCGCGATTCTGGTAGCCCCTTGCAGCTAGACCCTAACCTCCCCAGCAGAGCTAAGCCATGGCCAAGCCCAAGAAATCCCCCCATACCCCCAAGAAGCAGCCCTCCCCGATTTGCATCAGGCTCCCCCAGCCCATCGAAGCCGAGGCCCGCAAGGCAGCCAAGGCCGCGGGGTTGACCTTCAGCGCTTACCTCCGCGCTGCGCTGCAATGCCACATGAATAGCCCGCGCAAGGTCAAGAAGGCTGCCTGATGATCTCGGCCAAAGCAATACTAGCCCTGAAAGCAGCCTTTCGGGAAGGCCGAGCAACGATGGCCCCCTCTTTCGGCGAAGAGCTCGCACGAGCCGGCCTCATTCGGGTTTTTCAGCGCGCCGCCGAGGGCGCGGTATGGTTTGAGATAACCTCTGCGGGAGAGAGATTCCTCGAATGCCTCGACTCTACAGGCCACTCGTCAAAGTCGACATCTTCAGGCGAAAGCGGGGGGCTGATGCCGCCCAATTTGTGGGAACGACTAACGCAACTTTTCTTCGGGCGCTAGAGAACGGTGGAGCGCTCCTCCTCGATGAGGATTCGGGGGAAGAGTTCTACGCCGAGCGAACAGGCAAGGGCTATTTGAGGCACTTACCAGTCAAATGATCATAGGCAGGGAGATAAAGCTATGAGGTGGAGACGAAGAAGGATCCGCAGGCTCGTCAGGCGGGCGCGCCGGGCGGCTCAAAGGCTCTGGAATATAGTTGGCCGTGGCTAAGAGACATCTGCGGCTACTGCCCGACAAGAAGGCACGCATAGCCTCGTTGTCCAAAGAGCTATCCAAAGAGTTAGCTAAGCCGGAGAAGCCCAAGCTGCGGGTATTGCAAGCTACAGCTTCTAAGACTGATCTGCTCTTACGCTGCCAGTGGTGGGTAGGCAAAGAGGTTCCAGCTGAGGAAGTCGGTGAACCGGCTCTCTTCGGGAGCGCCTTCCACGAGGGGATAGCGGCGTCTTTGACGAAAAAAACCTATGGAGCCACTCGTAAGTTAGCCGCCAAATGGGGAGTCGACCCAACGAAACTCCAAAATAGATTATGGCAAGCGGCGCCTATTCTCTGGAAGTGGCTCAAGTCCAATGAGTTCGGCCTCGACTTCACTCGTGATTTGCGGGTAGAGGTTCCGATGGCCTATGACCTCGCGAGAGGCTGTGGGATAGCGATACCGCCGCACGACGAGAGCCACCATTACCAAGTGACTCGTTGGCAACACCCCGGTACCGTCGATCTTCTAAGTCTAGCTAGCTATAATTCTGGTCTAGCGCTCAATCAAAGAGCTTGCCTAGTCCTGGACCATAAGACGGGCTATGACATCCCCAGCGTTGCTGAGTCGGGCCAACTCCTTTCGTTGGCCTTGGCTGCGAAGAGTCTCTATCAGGCTGACCGAATCATCATCGGGTTCTTCACCGCCCAAGTTGACACTCCTCCCGAGGTGTTGGCTTTGGAGCTCTCTGAGCAAGCCCTCATGTATTTTGCGAGAGAGCTACAAGAAGCCTACGCTAAGATTGGCGGCAGCTACCTCAACCCCAACGGCCATTGCGGCCAATGCCCCGGCTTCGCCATCTGCCCTACGCAAACGACCGCTCTCGATGATCTTGGCCGGCCCCGGGGCGCTCTCACTCTTGAGAAGGCCGGGGCCATGCACCAAAAACTCCAGGCCTACGAGAAACAGTTCAATCGGCTGGCCGATATGTTGAGGGAAGAGATTCGCAGTTTGGTAGAGAAATCAGGGCCCATACCGAGACCTGACGGGCAGTTTGTAGGGTTAGTCTCCCGGAGCTACACCAATTTGTCTCAAGCGAGTATCAAGAGGGCTTTAGGTGAAGTGAAAGGTGGGAGAGAAATCGCTAGACTCGAAAAACTGGGTTGCGTAGAGTCCTCGGAGCGATTAGAATTACGAGCAATCAAGGACTGACCTTGAATAGGGAGATCATCAAATGAAGACCAAGAAGAATGGTTCTGGTGCTACCGAGGTCGAGCAACCCACTGAGGTTCGGGAAGTGAGCAAGAAGAAGCTCGTCGAGCTCTTCAAGGCCTACGCCCGCGCTGACGAGGCCGTGGCCGAGGCCAAGAAGGGCGTCGACACCGCAATCGCAGCCCGGAGCGATGCGGTGAAGGCGATCTCTGACTACGCCGGCAAGGGCCCCTTCGGTCACGGTGGCGACGTGCTCAAGGTCGTATCCCGCGGGGATCTCTACTACTTCCGCGGCCGTGCCGAGCAGGAAGTCACACAGATCGACTAAATGCCTCATTTCCGCGACTGCGTGCTTGACGACACTGTGGTCTTGACCGAACAAGATCTCTATCAGGTAAAACTATTACCTGTTTGGGATGACAACAAATCGGTCATCGGATGGCTACATCCGAAGGGTGTAGTGATCCTCTACGGAGAGCTCCAGGGGGGCTTCGTCGAGGGCGACCTCTGGGATGACGAGTGACCCTCAAATGAAGCTCACCAAAGCGATGCGCGATACCCTGGCGGGGTGTCTAGAGTCTTGGACGGGTGGTCGTAGTGTCGTCCTAGGCAGCCCCCGGGTCATCAAGGCTCTCAAGGCTGAAGGGCTGGTGGAAGACGACATATGGCGCTCGGCTGACCGCGCGTTGCTCACGGCTAAGGGCCGGGCCGCGATCGAGTCTCTCCTTCCAGGTAAAGAGAAATGAGAGTGCTAGAGATCATCGGTGTCTTCCTCATCAGCGCCGCGGGGACCCTGCTAGTGACTAGTCTATGGGCTGCCTGCCAGTGAGCCCCTACCGCCGCCTCGGGCCGCCGCTACCAAAGCCTCCACCTGGTCGTAGGGCTTCTCCAGCACCTTGCCGAGGGCCCTGGTGGGGCCTAGTAGCCCTCGGCCTGCTGGCCGTCATCCTGGGGCTACTAGCCTTATTCGGGTGCGCCCCGAGCCAGCCTAGGCCGGTCTGCGCCCCGGTAGAGCCGCCGGGGTTGCCCGTCTACATCAACTCGGAGCGCTGCCACCCCAGCGAGACTCAGCCGTCAAACTCGAGCTTGGTGTTGCTCGCGTGCGAGACGAGAAACCCCAATTTGCAGCTGGAGGGCGTCGGGGTGTTGATGCTGAGGAGCGACTGGGAGCGCTGGGCCCCGGCCCGTTGAACCCTAATTTGCGGCGTTGTTTAGACGCGCTCCAAATGTACCGATCGCGTTACCGCCGAAGCCCGCTACGCCCGCTGCCGCGTCCAGGTTGGCTTGGTTGACGGTGACACCGCACGCCCATACGGCAGCCGCTGTGAGGGAGCATGCCGTACTGACTCCATTGAGGAGAAAGGGCGTGCCAGCTGTCTGTAGGAATGTGGCGGTAGCTGTATTACCGCTATTCCACACTACTCGACCTGCCCGCTGTATATCGAGGGTTTGATTGCCGGCGAAGGTGGCACCAGCTGAGAAGATCAAAGTGTCTTCCGTGACACGCATGGGTATGCGCGCCCAAAGCGCATTAGCGGTTACCTTTCCGCCGTGCAAGGCACACGACCCAGTAGCACCTCCACCGCAAATCCAATCTCCGGAGATAGCAACCTCCCCCTGGAAGGCCCCCGCGCTCCCATTGTTACGGTAGTCTCCGGCTACAATGTTGAACCCCGTGGCCACACCAGACTGGCTCACGATAGGGCTCAGGTTGGACTGGCTAACGTTACACCCACTAACGTCTACGTTGGCAAGGGTCGACCCGGTGCCGGGAGTTGGGTTGAAAGCGACTGATGATGATCCTGCGGGCCCGAGTATATTCGAATTTCGTATGATGACAGCGCCGATAGTGTTACTTGAGTTCGCGAGAACCTTCTTCTGGAAGTTGAAGACTACAATCGACCGAGACGCGTTGATCTGGCCTATATTGATCCCAGGCAGGTTGAAGAGCGTATACGCATCCCCATCAGCCCAAGAGTTATTTTCCGCCCCAACGATAAAGTTAGGCGCCCCCCCGTTACTCATGGGCTGGGAGATCTCGAAATTGCCACCGCCAAGCGAGTTGAAGACGAACCCGATGCTCGGGTGAGTCGTATTCTGAATCATCTGCCCGGCCGCGGCCCCAGCAATCAGCGTCTCCTGGAGGAGAGTGTTCGTGGCCGCGTTCTTCGCAACAGTTCCCGCGAGCACACCGCTGCCGACCGTATCGGCCGCCCCTAGAGTTGCGTACATCTGCAAGACACCGCCAGTACCAAGCCAGTTGAATGGGTCGGCCAGATCAGCCGTCAGCCATCCGCTCAAGGTGTTGATCGTAGTCGTCTGCTGCAATGCGGGTGCGTAGGTACCCCATCGGTGCAGGGCAATCTCCCCGAAATGGAGACACGCTGTAGTAGAAGTCGCACAATCGTTGGTATCGCTAGCCGTACCGCTGACATTTTGCTTGTCGAGAAACCAGGTAGCGACACTCCAGGAAGCCGGGACTAGCGGTTGGGGGGCAGCCTTGAGGGTGTGAGGCTTGGCCAAAGCGCATCGCCACGACCCATCGGCCCCGGTGCAGGCCGCGACCTGCACATCGCTCAACGTGGCCTCAATCGAGGCATCGAGCAGAGTGATCGGCCCCGGCTGGCACGCGATCCCCATAACGAGGGCCGCGAGTAACAATCGCTTCAACATTTCTGACCTCTTGGCTTAGAAGCCGACAAATCCGATCCAACTAGTGTCGGCCGCACGGTATTTCCACCCAATAGATGACCCTTGGGTCGTGATAGCGACGGTGCCGTTGGCCGCAGAGAAATGCCCTGCGTTGTTTGGGTTCTCGACCGTCGCCCCACCTACCGCGGTAATACTGATAGGCGTGACCCCAGCGCGGCCTGTCGCGTCTTTGACGAAGAACGTCTGACCGTCAACGGGCCCGGCGGGAGTCGTGACCGTGACGGCCCCCCCAGTTGTGTCGACGGCCGTGTAAGGCTGGGCCGCGAATGGGCTAGACGCCGAAGTGATGTTGGCCGTCCAGGTACCGCTGAGGCCTGTAGGCCCAGTCGTACCGGTAACCCCCGTCACTCCGGTAACGCCGGTGACTCCAGTGACACCCGTCACCCCAGTTACACCGGTGACGCCTTGAACTCCAGTGGCTCCGGTTACCCCGGTAACCCCAGTGGTACCTTGGATGCCAGTAGGACCAGTCGGGCCTGTAGCTCCAGTAATACCTGTAGTACCGGTGGTGCCAGTAACGCCAGTAGTGCCCGCAGGGCCAGTCGGCCCGGTAGGGCCAGTTGCGCCGGTGATACCGGTAACTCCAGTAGTGCCAGTAACCCCCGTTACTCCAGTGGTTCCAGAGACACCAGTCGGCCCCGTGGGGCCCGTTGGACCGGTTGCTCCGGTAACACCCGTTGCCCCGGCTGCCCCACCAGCAGCCGCCTCTCTAGCTACATCAAGGATTGCGCCAAGACCCCATCCTTGGAGTTGTCTTGAGTTAGATTTAGACATTGTAGACTATACCCTGGACTTGAGCGTCAGCTATCTGTACGGTCGCTGACGTAGTGCCCGATGCGCCCTGAGCAGTCAGAGTGATCGTCAGGGGCCCAGGAGCTACCCCGGTGTACATTCTATTGAGAGTAATCGTGCTGGCTCGATTATTCTGCGCCGCAGAGATTTCCTCAGTAAAGGTGTAGTTCAAAAACCCCGGCACCTGTACTGTGAAAAAGAAGTGTGCGCTAGTCAGTGCGGCGATGTTGGGGGTGTACTGGACGCTGATGAGAACATCCAACTTACCCGCAGCTGTTACTGTTGCGGGGCATGTCGCGACTACGACAGTCGCCGGAGCCGCGGGGATGGTTACTACCCCCGCGTTGGTGCCCACGTTCGCTTGAGCGACTCCCGCGACCCCGGTAGGGCCGGTAGCGCCGGTCACCCCGGTAGGACCAGTGACCCCGGTGGGGCCAGTTGGGCCTGTTGGGCCCGTAGACCCAGTGGTGCCGGTGGGCCCAGTGCTACCCCCCGCACCGCGAGCGCCCTCAAGGATAGCGCCTAGATCCCACCCCCCGACAGTTCGCGCTCTGCGCGACATGGCTTAGCTCAACTTCTCGATCGTAACCCATGCGCTGACGGCGCTTGCGCCACCGGCGATGGGGGTGATCGTAAGAGCCGCCGCGTTACCGACTGGGTTGATGATGCTGACCGTCTGCCCGGCCGTGACGTTCACCAGAACGCTGTTGGATATCTGGCTCGTACCAGTAGCGCGGCCCGCGACGGTGTTCGCGACACCGGTGCCGTTGAGGGCAACCTGCAACTGGCCAGGCTCCGTGACGCTTACTTGCCAAGCGACTCGGTAGATCCCGGTGAGGGGAACGGTGAAGGTCGATGCGGTAGCTCGCGTTGCAGCGGGGGGCGCAGTCGTAGGCCCGTTTTGCGGGAACTGCACCGGCGCGCCGACAGCGACCGTCGCGGCGTTGTCCCCCGGCATGAGTGCGAAGAAGCTCGAGATGACAGGCGCCCCGACTCCAGCAGGTCCGGTTACACCGGTGACTCCCGTTGGCCCGGTCGGTCCGGTTGGGCCTGTCGGCCCAGTTGCGCCGGTAGCCCCACCACTGACGATGTTCCCCATGCGCTGCAAAAGCGCTGCAAGATCCCAACTATCGAGGTTTAGTGCCCCTCGGCCCGCGTTGCTGCCCATGGTTGAACTCGCCTCTCTTGGTGGACGTCGGGGGCTTTCGGGGCCCCGCCTGTCAGCTAGGAGAGAGCGTAGCGCAATGTAGGCCGCTTGGCTACCTGGGCCTGAGAGGCCTCAATTTAGCGCTCGATGACCCCGAGCTCGAACTCGAACGTCGGGGCCGCCGAACTACCGGGGCTCCATAGGTGAACCAGTGCACTCTGGGTGTTACCCGGCCCGATGATCACCGGAGGCATAGGGACTAGGTAGCGACCTGCTGTAGCTGCCGAGGCTACGAGAGCCCCGGCCATCTCAACCGAGCCGAAGATGAGCAGATACTCGTCGCCCGTGACGGGCGTAGCAGCTTTGACCTTGGCCCGAGCAATGTTGCGTGCGCCGTTGGAAGCCGCGGCTACCGTCGGGTTGTAAAGCGCTGTTGTCGCCGGCCCCGGCGTCGCCGAGTCGAGATTGACCGTGGCCAAAGTAATCGGGGTGCCGGCACTTCCCCGGGGGATGCTGTCGAGGGTCACGGCGCACTCCAAACTGGTGCCAGCCGTGGGGATCGTTACCAACACCAAGCGCAAGTAACTCAGGTAGGTCCTGACGCCGTTGGCCCCGGCTCTATTGAGGAGGCTCAAGACCGCGCTGGTGGCCGAGAAGGCCGCGGCGTTGGGGCCAGCTACCGCAGTGCCGAAGGTGGGGTTGGTGCCAGTGAAAAAGCTACCTTCATCCGCCGAGGCCTTGAAGTCGGGGTAGACGCTGACCGAGTAGGCCTCGCGGTAGCGGCCTCCGCGAATCGGATAGGAGGTGTTGTTGCCGTCGCTCCAAGGCTGTGGGAGCTGTCGTGCAATGACGACGCCCGAACCCTCGTCGCTCATCGGTAAACTCCCTTCCTCTTAGGCTTATTCAGTCGAGCTAAAATGGGTTTGAGGCGCTTCTCGAGCTCTTCTTCGAGCGCCCGCGCGTTGACCACATCGTCAGGCGTGACCGGGGGAGCTGCCCGCATCGGGATGTAGAAAGACCCAGTGGGATCATACGCGGCGACAACTCCCCCCGGCTGAGGGCTCGCGGGGTCGTTGGCCAATTGAGGCCCACCGAGGCCAATCTGAAAAGCTTGCTCGCTCGTTCCTCGCAGCTTACTCCAGAGGCTCACGGGAGAGTCTCGCTGTAGCGAACGATGACGAAGCCAGCGCCGGCCCCGGGCGCGCCGCCGACGGTGACCAGTACTGTCAACGGGGAAGCGCCCCAAGCCGTATCACCGTTGACTTGGTAGGTCCCCGCAAGCGTTGGCGCGTTGTCGCTCGTCGCTTGGAGAAGGGCCGGGGTGCCAGTCTGGCCTACCGTGATCGTCGCTCCACCGCTGTAGGGGGTAGTGATCTCGACTTCGGTGCTGGAGATGAACGCCCCAGCGGGGATCTGGGTAGCGCTGTTTTGGGTAGCGCCGGTGCCGATCGCGAAACGAATCTCCGCGACTGCCCCTGAAGCTCCCCCAGAGTCAACGTAGGCTTTCGTCGTGAGGTCGTTGGCCGCTACCGGTGTCGCGCCGCGCGCGATGGCGAAGGCCGTGTCCGCAGCGTTGCGGACTTCGACGGCACCGCCGTTATTTTTGAGCTGTGGCCCTCCCAGCCCAATCTGGAAAATTGTCTCGATGGTGCCACGAATCTTTGACCAGAGGCTCATCCGAGGACCTCATACAGCAGCAGGCCGCTGCCTTGTGTCGAGGCACCGGGGTGCATGCGTAGGGCGAGCACGTCGGTTGCAGGGAAGATGATAATATCGTCCTTATCGTATTGTCCGACTTTGGTCAAGAGGGCGTCTCCCAGCCCGAATAGTAACGAGTGATTGAGACTCGTTCCTAGCTCGATAAAAGCAGCGGGGTCGTCGAAGGGGGATTCTACCAACAGGTAGACGCCTAATACCCTAGAGCCCTCGGCCACTTGGCCTAGGATCAACACCGAGGTCATGTCAAAGGAAACTGGCAACTCGATGAGATGGTTAGCCGGTGACCCGCCCGCAACCGTCTGAATCCCTTGGATGAGGGCGCTGAGAGGCCACCCGCCGACCTGCCGCGGCGGCATGTTAGTAGAAGCCGACGACGGCTTGAACCTTTGGGCCTAGCCAGATCGTTCGGAGCCTCTTGAAACGGCCTGGGGGATGCTGCCGCACTCGAATTGAGCTCGAGGTCAGATCCACCTTCCTCGTTGCTAGGCCGTGCGCGTCGGCCCAGCGGAGCGCCTTGGCGACCGTCCAGCCGAAACGCTTGGGGAAGATGAGAGTTTGGATCTCAGAGCTCATAAAAGGCGCTTCAATTTACGCCAGGCGGCCCTGAAAAGCGAATCGTCGATCGCGTAGGCTGTTGCCCCGGCTACCGCGAGGATGGCCCCCGCTGCGATCAATTGCTTAGGGAGGCTCTGTGGAAGGATAGGGGTAGTTGCCAACAGCCGAGGGAGCCGAGCGTTGATCCCCGCCTCGTAGTTGATGTAGTCCTGCTCAGTCGTGGAGCCTTGGCCGACGCACCCCAGGTAACACCCACGGCGAAGTGCGCCGACGTAGTTCGCTACACTCCCAGCATAGGCCGCCCCCAACGCACCGCGGGTGCGGAGCCAGTCGACCATCGCCTGGGCCCCCTCCTTGAGGCTTGAGTAGGCTGCGAAGTGGAGGGGGTTGGACCCTTGGACCATCCAATCTTGGCTGGAGTTGGGGCCGACGGTGATGTTACCCAGGTTGAAATTTTTGAAGCCGTCCGGAGACCAGTTTGCTGTCTCCACTCCCGATTGGGCGGCGATGATCGCGAGCGCCATTTGGGGCGCGTCGGGGAGGGCGGCCTTGATGGCTCCGAGCACTTCCCCCGGCGTAGCGTCAGTCCTGACTGTTGCAACTTGGCTCACCCGTGAAGGGTAACACGAGAGCGACACCTAGCGCGAAGAACCACCCAGCCGAGGCTAACGCACCACGAGCTAAAGCCCACCACCCAACTATGTAGCAGATCATAGCTAGAGCTGTATTTACTATCTGGAGGTAGTCGAAAAACTTCATCGGCGGGTCGCGTGGATGGCGAGGTACTTGTTGGTGACCGTGCCTCCGAAGTCCCGGAGCTCACCTATGTTCCAGATGTGGCGCTCCCAGTCAGGCCCACCGAACACCCGGAGGAACATAGACTCGGTCAAATTTTGCGGATGACCGGGGCAGACGCCGAGATCCACCCACTCGAATATTCTCACCGTCTTGCCAAGCCGAGCGATTTTCTGGAGGATCAGGTCAGGGTCATCCGTGTGCTGTAAACAGTTATACATCCAGATTTCATCAAACTGCTTGTCTTCGGGCATCTCCTCAGCTTTGATGTTGAGGAACTCAACGTTGGCGTCGGTGTAGCGCTTGAGGGTTTCGGCCGAGACGGCCAAGGGATCGACTCCCCGGCTCGGCCCATGCGTTGAACGCTGGAGTAGAGAGACAGGCCCGCAGCCTACGTCGAGAATCTCTTTAGCGCCAAAGTCTCGGTTTTCAGGTATCCCCATCAAGCGGAAGTAGGTCTCCTGCTTTTTCAGTTCTTCATCCCAGTGAGGGCCCCACTCTAGACCCCACCAGCCTCGTTCCCAATGTTGGGCTTCTTCCCATTCGCTCTGCTCACCGGTGGTCGGCCCGTCAGGCGGAGGCTCATGGGCTCGATCGAGATTCAATTCGTTTGAATCCCAATCCTTGTTTAGCCAATCGAGCTGGGTCCGATTGGGGTTGGGGAGATAGAACCCCTCGCGTCGGCCGACGTTGAGGATTTGTTGGAAGAACTCCTCATACATCAGGGCGACACGCTCCAACGAGAAATTATCCCCGGCCCATTCGCGGCAATCGACAGGACTGATCTTGTCAATGTTCTTGGCAGCCCAGACGAACTGCTCGAAACTACGGCAGCGGAAGCCCGTCTTCCCGTGGACCACTGTCTCCGGAAACACCCCGAAGTCGCTAGTGATGACCGGCGCTCCACTTAGCTGCGCTTCCACGTTGGTGCCGCAGAACGGCTCCACATAGATGCTAGGGCAGAACACTGCCCTGGCTTGGGAAAGGAGTCTCCTTCGATCCTCAACGCCTACCGGCGGTAAGTAACTCGCATGAGGGTTGCCGTTGAGAAAAGGTGTAGGGTCACCTTGGCCGCAGATCGTGATCTTCCGGCCAACCTCCTTGGCTACATGCACCGCAAGCCCTACACCCTTATCAGCGTTCAGCCTGCCGAGATAGAGGAAGTCCTCTCCCCGGTTTGCGTTGAAGGTAAATTTATTCAAGTCAAAAGCATTGGGGATGACCGCCCAGTACCACTTGCCTCCTTCCCAATGACCGGCCGCGCCCATATGCATATGGAGCCACGCGTAACTCTCGTAGACCCGGAAGTCACTCCACGAGTGCTTGTACCCGATCCCCGATTCAACGAGGAATTGCTGTATGCCCTCGCACGCGGTGCGCTGGGTGCCGCCCCAGGTAAGCGCGATGATCTCCGTCATCGGCTTGCCCACTCGTTGGGCCAGCTCTAGGTGGCAGTTCTGAGCCCACTTGGCATGGTAGGCTGCGTAGATCCCGCCAGTCTCCAAGTTGTAGTAGCCGGTGCCCGGGTGGGGGTAGAGCGCTTCCCACTCTTCCTTGTTGACCACGGAGATGTGCTCGGTGCATTCAACGACGCTGCCTTCAACGCCGTAGTGGTAGACCTCATGGCCCCGGCGGTGCATCATCTTGCAGAGGTTCAGGGCCTTCTGCGTAAAGGCGCATGTGGTGAAGAGCTCGTTGGTCTGCGTGTGGGGAATGCCCAGAACATGGATTTTCATCGATTCGGCCTAGCCTTGAGTTGATTGACTTCGGCGCGCAGCGATTCGATCTGCCGCTGCTGCTGGTTGACAGCGTTGATGAGCAGGTAGACAAACTCGCTCGGGTTTACCTGCTTGATGTCGGTCTCCTCGGCGTCGGTCGGCCGGAGCTTACCCTTGCGTGTCGATATCATCGACGGGGCCAAGGGCTCCAGGTCTTGGGCGTTGACCCCCACGTACCGCACCCCGGTAGCACGCTCGCCGCCGAGGCCGTTGTACTCGTAGGAGACCGGATGAATCCGATTGAGAACCTCAAGCCCTCTCGTAAAGGGAGCCTCGTTGCGCTTAGTGCGTATGTCTGATGTAGAGGCCCACATCCCGCCGCCCGGTTTGGACCCGGTACCAGAGATGGTTAGGTCTCCCGTCGAGACCACATCGAATACCGTATTGCTGTGAGAATCGACGAGCGAGATCTCGACCGAGTCCGCGAGGAACTTGCCAGAGCCCCCGTTGCCCATCTCTGCCGTGATTGTCCCCGCGATATTGAAATTGGCATGAGCGTCGATGTACGCCATCGATGAGAACCCGTAGGGGTCGGTTACGCACCGCTGGAACGGGCAGCTGTTGTTCAGCCGGAACATGATAGACCGAGAGTTCCCAGACGTACCAGGTGCGTTGATAAACGTACCGTTTCCGTCCGTGAGCATCGAGTAGTCGGAATTTGTGCGCCAAAACGAACTCCAGCTTGTACCATAGCTAGGATGAGCCCCGATGTTAGTGCTGTCAGACGTTAGTATGGCCCAGGCGGGCTGCGCGAGTGAGAGTAGCCCAATGAGCGCGCAAACCGCTACCGCTACCAATCTCTTCATGTTGAACTCCCTTGGCCGAGGGGGAACCCCCGGAAGACGTAGCTACCAATGTGGTTGAGCGGTGCCCCCGGCCCAACGTAGAGCATCACTCTCTCACCTAGATTCTGCCAACGTTCGCAGAATTTGAAGTCGTGCATCAGCAGAGGGTCTTCAGGTTTGCCCGAGACGGTCTCCAGGTAAAGACCGACCAGCTTCTGTGATACACGATCGATGTCGTCAGTGAAGGTGAGGCTGACCGCATACTCAGAGGCCATCTTTTCAACGCACCTGCGGGAGGTGAGAAAGAAGCCGGTCCCTACCCCATCGACCTCGATGCAGCCCTTTTCGGTGGTTCCTGATTTGGCCTGGAGCTGGCGGTAGACAAGATCAACCCCCGCTGCCTCAAGTTGAGTAGGATCGGTAACCCCCCTAGCTGCGGCCTCGGCGACTCGTTGCCAGTTGATAGCCTTGTGCGGATACGCGGCGCCGACGCAATCGAACCCACTGGCTAGCATGCCCCTAAGACAGGTAGCGATTTGTTCTACCGAGGCGGCGATATCCTCATCCCAGCCGAGGAGGTGGGTGAATTCCTTCCTCTGAAGGAATATCGCTGAGGCATGGCTCCGTACTCTCGGCAGGTCACTTGAGTTGACAAACAGCCGCAGGTCGAGAAAATCGAGGCTGGGGTTGCGCGCCAATCCGAGCACCGCGGTGTGGTAGGCGCTCTTGATCGAGGCGCTCTCAGCACCCCCGGCGGTCGGCGTGTAGATGAGGATCTTAGGCTTGGCTGCCATTGGCGAGCCAACTTATAGCTGCCAGCCTCGGCAGTCAAGGGCCTCTTAGAAGGGCTGTATGATGAGGTGGCAGCCCGCGTCATACGTCGACGGGTTGACTAGCCCTGACGGCAGGACCACTCCGAGTAACTGGAAGCTGTGCGACCCAGCCCCCAGACCCGTGACCATAGTGTTCCAGTTGAAGACCTGGAAGTCCGTCTCAACGTTAGGGATATCGATGTTGTCTGGGGTGACGGAGTAGTTGATCGTCTCCTGCACCGTGGACCCGTCGGTCTGTACCGTGAATTGAACCTGCGGCCGAGCCGAAGTATTGGTAATCGACATCCGCACGGAGATGTGAATCTCGTAGACCCCGCTTGGTGAAAAGATCGTTCCAATAGTCCCGACGATCTGTACAGGTGAGCTGCTCGCCTGCATCGGAACGGGGGCGTTATTGGTAGCGATCGTTGGGGTAGCAGGGCTGGCCCCGGTAGCGCCCGTAGCGCCTGTTGGGCCGGTTGTACCAGTAACTCCTGTCGGGCCAGTGACTCCGGTGGCCCCTGCTGGCCCAGTAGCGCCGGTGACTCCTGTAGCGCCTGTCGCTCCACCGCCCGGCCCCGTCGCGCCGGTGACTCCCGTAGCCCCGGTAGTCCCTGCCCCGGTGGCTCCCGTCACTCCGGTAACGCCTGTAGCGCCTGTAGCGCCGGTGACCCCGGTAGCGCCCGTCGGACCGCCCGCGGGGCCCGTTGGACCGGTTGGGCCTGTTGGCCCGGTGACTCCAGCACCCGTCACCCCCGTAGCGCCGGTCACCCCAGTCGGGCCGGCGGGGCCCGTCACGCCGGTCACCCCAGCGCTCCCCCCGATGATGATCCCCATGCGTTGGAGCAACGCGGCAAGATCCCAGCTGTCGAGATTGAGCGCCCCTCGGCCTGCGTTCGGCATGTGTGTACTCGAATCCTACCGCAAAGTTGCGCGGCCCGCTAGGGGTGGAGTAAGCTACCTGTCGGATGGCTACCCGAGAGGAGATCGTGGCTCGGGTGGCGGAAGCCCGCGACCGGGTCGCAGCTATCAGGCGAGAGTACTGGGCCGCGGGGACCTCTTTGATCGAAGCCAAGCTAGAGCTCGAGAAACTCATCGAACAGGAACGGCTTGAACGACTCGAAGAGGAGCGATCCTCCCGACCCACATAGGAGTAAATTCCGATGCGTGTAATGCCTGTACCAACCGGTGCGGTGGGAGCCGATATGTTGACGCCGCTTAGTCAAGCGCAAATTATAGCTCTCGCAGACTATACAATACCTGGCACCCGGACTGGATTTACGTTCCTGTCGAGATATACTGAGAATTTGTCTCTACAGGAGATATCAAATATTTTAGCTAGTGGGCTAGGCTTGATGCTCGTCGGAGAAAGTCGACCTAATGGGTGGCTGCCCTCGGCAGGCTTGGGGGCCGCCGATGGGATGCGTGAGCTCCGGTTGGCGAGAGCACTAGGCGCCGATCTCCCAGGCATGACAATCGGGTGCGACCTTGAGGGTATGTCCGGGGGGCCGCAGGAGACGATCGACTACTCGAAGGCATGGTGTGGAGTCATACAACCGGCGCACCTCATTGCGATGGGCTACAACGGCTCGGGGGTGCCGCTGACTCCCCAAGGCCTCTACCAGCTGCCCTTCACTCGCTACTGGAAATCCCTTTCGAATGTCGGGCCGGTCGCCAACGTCGATTACTGCATGCTGCAACTTTACCCGACGCTGACCCTCACCCTCCCGACCGGTCTCCTTGATGTTGATCTGGATTGCGTGCAGGAAGACAAGCTCTCCAGGCTGCCCACCATGTTGGTGGCCTAATGCCCGACGACAGACAACCCTCCCGGCCGAGCCTTGAGCTGCTCCAAGAGTGGTTCTTCAGTGAATGGAATGCCGACAGGGCCAAGGGTATTACAGCCCGCGCTACCCATGACCTGCTCCAGAAGCACCTCGGCAAAGATGAGGAGTTCCAGTCAGAGGCCTTGCAGCGTCTATCTCGTCTGGAGAAAGATGCCGAGCGTGATGCCGAGGATCGGGCCTTCACCAACGGTACCGGCCGCCATATCATCCCCCCGCCACCCTCGTTGCCTACTTCGAGGAAGAGCAAGCCGCCGTGGTTTCTGCAAGACCCCTTCAAGAAAGCTCTAGGATACATCCTCCTAGCTTTGGCGTTCTGGGGGATCGGGTGGGCCTCGAGACATTTCAGCTTGCCGCAGCCTCCGGCACCGGTTATTGAACACAAGCCGTGAATCATAAGCGCAAGCGACCCAAGAAACGCCGGGCCGGCTGCCTCCTCTGCAAGCCTCACAAGAGCAACCATTCCCCGATCGACGAGCGGTCGAGGCCGAGTGATCGACGTCGTATACAAGAGGAAGTATGAGTGATTGGCCGGGAGACGTCAGACCGCTCTGGCAGCGCGCGCTCGGGCATGACAAGCGCCAGCGTCGAGCCGAGCTTGCTCGTCAGCGTAGGCTCAAGGCCTACAAGGCTTCCGGGGGTAGGCCGGTCGACTGCTGTGAGCTCTGCAAAAGGGTGGTCTTTCGTATTACCGAGGCCGGCGAAAGGCTCTGCATCAGGCACTACATCAAGAGACTCTCCGGTGACCTTGACGCCTCGTCATAGCGAACCCATCCTCCAGGGATGCCCTTTTCTACCAAGGCTCTATGTGTCCTTTTTGCTGTAGCCCTCACCTCGATCATCCCGACTTCTGTCTCGGCCAAGGTTGTGAGTGGCGTAGAGGTACTCGAGATGATGGGGAGGGTTCCATCGGAGTGCTCCTTGATGAGGAGACCACCGCACTGGTGCCCCCGCGGGCCAGCCGGCTTCGAGAAAGGAAGAGACGCGCGCCTCATCGCCTCGGCAATCTCCCAGGTGGCCAAGAGCCGAGAGGAAGCGGCACTCCTAGCGGTGTTCAGCTCCTACGAGAGCGGCAACTTTGCCCGAGCCGTTGGGGATGGCGGTAGGAGTCTCGGCGCTTGGCAAATACAGGGCATCGGCGCCGGGGCGTTTGACCCTTACTTCGCAGCCTCGTACTGGCTCGATCTAGCTAACAGGAACATCAAGGGGTGCTGGCGTAACGCTCCCGATGAGCGGCTCGCGAGCCTGGCCTCGGGGAGCTGTTTCAAGGCTCGGGGTAAGGTTCGCTTGCGGGTGAGGCTCGCACGCGAGCTTGCTAAGACAGCCTCGGCTAAGGAAGTGGCTGGCCGATGAAGGACCCCAAAGCACCGCCGACGGGTAAGATTCGATGGGCCGCTACCTCGATCAAGCGGGAGGGATTCAACGCTGAAGGAGAGTGGGTAGAGAGTACTCTGCCAAAGCCTCAACGTTGTGTCGTCAAGGCTCAAACATGGCACCAGGCCCGAGCCCTGGCGATGGTCAAACTCCAGTGCGAGCCGTGGGAACTTGAAGTGACCTCCAAGGAGCTGTAGACTCCTCCCCATGAGTCCTAGAGCTGGAGCATTCGTAGGCGGGTTGATCGGTGCCGTGTTGGGGGCCGTCAGCGGCTCGGTGGCCCTCCCCGCCCTGGAGAAGCACCGTGGCGGCAGGAGCCTCCAGGCAGCAGCCCAGACGGGCGCTGGCAGCGGTCTCCTCCTCGGCATGTTGGTGGGAAGCGTGATCGGCGCCGGTTCTTGCCCGTGACAGTCGGCTATGGCCTATGATTTTGATGGCGTAGAGGCCTGGCAACGGCCGACGGTGTCGGCTCCGATGTTGGATCAACGAGATCTCGAAGGCATCGTGACACTGTTGCAACTAGCAGCGATCTTCCTTACCCCGATGCCAGAGAGCACGTTCACGGCTAAGCAGCTCATCGAGCAGGCCAAGGAGTTGGGCGGCGACGAGTTCTCTATCCTAGAGAAGGACGCGGAGATAGTCCTCAAGCATTCTAGTTTTCTCAAAAAGCTGCCACGCGGATTGTTTAGGCTCAAGTAGCTAAGGCTGCCGAGCTAACCAGAGGTCATAGCTGACCTTGTCAATGATGAGTTGACCCCAACAAGTCGTACAGACCGTCTCAGTGCCCTGGTAGGTCGTAGCGCCCGACCAGACGGTCATGGGCACCTTCCCCGTCGGGTTGCCGTCATCATCGCGGCACGCGGGGCAAGGCAAGCTCGGCAATTCAGGTTTAGTGGGGTAGTCACTATCCGACATGTGCGGTCAGTTGTATCGTAACCCCTAGACCCCATTCAAGCTTGCCTCGATCTTCATCGTCAAGGAAGGCAGCTGGCCTGACGCCGAGATGTAGATGAGACGCGTCAATGACGCGCCACGGTCTAGCTGGCTCTTGGGCACCGAGTGAAGAAGCCAATAGAAGCCAGGTCAACCGCAGACGACCTTCACGGTCAACGTGAATTTCGCGCTCCCGCCGACTACCTGCCCCGTCAGGACAGCAACGCCAGAGCCTATGGCCGTCCAGAAATCATCGACTGCCGTTCCGGGAAGGCCGTCTCCAACAGGTCCTGTCGTATGGCGCTCCTTTCGGAGCACTGAGTCATCGTCAACGCTGACCGCCCAGTCTTTGGCCCCCGCCGGCAGCGCCAAGCGAGTGATGATCGTGTCGCCGACCGCGGCCTGGAGGGTCGTGCCGCTCTGCGCGAGCTTCGCTAGGAGCGTCACCGGCGCCGAGGCTGCAACCTTGTTGGGGTCGATCGGGCAAGCCTTCCCCTTACCTGGCAAGGTTGGCGCGGGGCTCTTGGCTGACTCGATGAGGTAAAGCGCCAACCCCGCACTACTCAAGGCCCCCAAAGCGAGCCCGACCTTGACGAGTGTCTTCATTGCGACAAGCTTACCACAGCATGCGTGGGCTTACCGCGAGCGAGCTACGGGTGATGGAGGGGATCGGCCAGGGAGACCACTGCGGCGGCGCATACCCGGGGCCGATCGAAGATGAGATCTACAAGCTCCACGAGCGTGGGCTGGTGGCGCTGCCGGCTTGTCGCCGGGACCCTACCCACTCACACCCGGTAGTCACGGCACTTGGTAGGGAAGCGATGGCGCTCCAGAAGGCTAGCGAGACGTCAGCCTAACCCACCTGTTTGGGCCTTATCCGGATCCTCATCAGAGACCCAGATAGGCCGTACGTCTGACATTCCTCGATGGGCATCGATCAAAGCAAATGCTTGCTGCGGATCCTCGTAGTCGGCCCCGATGCTCTGAGCAAAATCATCATATCCTTTTAGTGATCCGTTGACCAATGTTCGGCCGTAGAGACGGAAGGTATGATGGTGGCCGATGAAGTGGTAATGCGACGGCGTCAGGCGCTCCCACATAGGAACCCTCTTTAGTAGCGGGATACCCAGCCCCCCGACGCCCCCCTGGTACTTGACCTCATGGCCGTGGTGGAAGTGGCACATCCACCCGAGCACGTCAACGTAGTGGTGAGCGCTGGGGCCAGCATCGAACTGTATTTGGGGCTCGTTCGCGAACTCCTCGGCAAGGTCCTGGTACATCAGCCACTCGTAGCTGTTAGAGTATGCGGTCGCTACGGGCATCTTCTTTGTTGATCTTCCGTGATTGCCGAAGTCGCAGGGAACGGTAATATTGATGTCAAGCACCTTGCGCAATGTATGAAGGATGTTGCGCAACCGGGGCTTGAGCCAACGGATGGTCTCGGTGGGGGAGAGCTCATTGCTTTGGAGGTTTTCCTCGTGGATAAAGCCCTCCATCATATCTCCACCGAACCAGAGCACCAACTCGTTTAGCGCGACCTTACCGCTCGCTCGGTGGTGCTCGATGAGCCAGATCAATCCTTGGAGGAATTTCTCTAGCCTACGGTCGGCGATCTCGAGATTGTACTCGTTGCGGAAGGCCACCGCATCGGGCCGCACTACGCACTCAACATGCAGGTCAGATAGTAAGACAACAGCGGCCACCTCCCGCACCCGGCTAGTCTTCTCATGCCTAGCAATTCGCGGGGGCTCGCGGTGAGCCGCCATGTCGTCGAGGAATGCCTGGCGCTTGCGGGCCTCCTTCAACTGCAAGACGAGATCTTCCATCTCGCTGCGCGTATCGCGCTGTTGGACCCGCTTCTCGTGACGTTGGATTGGATCTAGCTCCCGGGTAGATGTAGACCCCCTAGTGGCCTCCTCGGGCTCCCTGGTCTCTTCGGTTAGGAGGGCGTCGATACGCGCCTCGAGCGAGGCTGCCCGATCCTTTGGATCTAGGCAGTTCCGACGTCGGTTCTGATTGAGGGTAGAAATTATGTTCTTATGGCCAAGCCTCTTGATGAGGGCGCCCCGTATTGCGTCCCACGACCCATCGAATCCTATCCGAGCACGCAGCTCTCTGACAACCTCGCCGGTTGTCGTAGCGCGATCTATTACTCGCTGAAGGATGTCTAAGTCTTTCTCAGTCCATAACCATTTAGGGCCAACTCCTCGGGACATAGTAAGCCTCTAGCAGGCCCATCAAATATCGCAAGGCAATACTTGGTAGAGTGTGTCGCCGAGGACACACGTTTGCCCCTGGCATGTTGAATCAACCCGCGCGCAGTAATCCTCGTAAGGGTAGATGTTGGTGAGGCATGTGGTCCAACCCATGCCGCACGGATTGCCGTTGCAGCAGAACCGCCGAGAGGGGGCCTCGGTAGGTGAGTCTTGGAGACCTGAGTCGATGGGGCCTGAATCAGGGCGGGCAGCCTCAATGGGGGTGGGGGCATCGGTGGGAGAAGCCGCCTCAGGGGAAACCGCCTCGGGGGAGGCCTCATCAGCGGGAGCCTCGTCAGGAGAATCGGCCCCAGCGTCGGTCTCAGGGGGGATCTTGCCGATGAGGGTAAAAGGTGCTCCGCTACAGGCCGTCGTTGTGATCAGCAGGCAAACTACTATCATCTTCATTGAGTTTCTCCTTTTGAGCTTCGCCTTCTCGTCGGGCTAGATCAATCAGTCGATCTTCTACTTTCATGATCTCGACCATTAGCTTCTCTCGCTTTAGGCCATTAGTCTCTGCGTTATGTACCATCACAAAGCCCTTGCGCCTTAGATGTAGAATTTCGCGCTCCTCTTGGAATGGATTGAAGGGCCTAGGTGGAGGCGGCGGGGGCTTGGTGGTATCGGTAACAACCTTGCGTGCGAGCCATAAGCAACCGGTGCCGAACACGGTTACCGAGGCGATGATCTCGCCGAGTATGACCTCGAATGATGTCATGTTCTCAAACAGCCCTCAGCCCCGATCGCTTGTCAGTGAATCGGCTCTCGATGGCGTTGATCTCAAGAAGCGCCTCCTCAGGCGTAGAGCGCCCCGTTTGGGCCTCGAGCTCAATGATACGACGCCGACGATGCCCTACCAATTGGGCTTCCTCATCCCAGGGGCCCTCGTGGTATGGGGGATCCCACATCGCGATGTTGCTGCCGAGAGCGGGCGTTTTTTTGGCAAGCTCCCACGCCTTCTCGACCGCGGATTTGTCGAGACCGTTGAAGAAGAAGTAGCGGTTGCCGGCTCGGAAGTAATTGTCTGTTCTCTTGAGACTCATTTGCTCTCCAGTTTGGTGCGGCAGTAGTCAGTCAACTTCTTGTCAGCCATGCAGCTCTCTCGGTAGATGGCGGCTAGCGTAGGATCATATTCCTTCAATTGCTCGTAGTGCTTACCGTCGCTACTGTAGCGAGCCATCTGCTGAACCCACCTTAGGAATTTCTCTCTCGTCCATTTCTCAGTCATTTTTTCTCCATTCTGTTTGGAAGGCAGGAAACTCCAGCATTGGAAGACCAACACACTACACCAACCTCATTGTCGTAAGAGCGTGTGATGTCGGACGGCTCTACTTGTGCTCGTCCAAACGTAAACCCGTTCTGTTTAGAGTAATGGGTCTGACTGACGAGCAAGTAAAGGCCGACGATGACCCACGCGCTCCAATGTATTGGCCGAGGGGACAGTGGAGGGGATTCACGCCGTAGCTTCCTCGGCGCCCATTTAGGTTTGGATCGATACAGCAGGCCCACCTTAGCACCCATGCAATTTGCAGTAGTTGTAAATATCTAAGCTAGTTGGCTTGTCGGCCATGATATCCATCCGTGACTCCATTAGTGCACTACCCCGAATACCATCGCGAATGTCAGGTAACCCGAAGAAATGCCCAAGCTCGTGGGCCGCAAGCTTGTAAAGCTCAGCCTCATCGCAGTTGCTCGCGTGGAGCCAGATCGCCGAATCCCCATAGTTGAAGCACCCGATCACTGTCTCCCCCGGCCGATCGTGGCATGGCATATCATCTCTCTGTTGGGCCCTGAGGAATCTCGTCTGCCCTGCCAACTGGCGTAACTCATAGAAGGGCATCAGGCGGTAAGTGACGTTCACGCCGACCGCGGCTACCCAGAGCTCCACGCCCCGGAAGATCGAGGCCCGCTCGGCCCGGGTGAAGGTCTCGTCGATGTAGATCGTTTGGGGGGAGGCTGGGGTAGGCTCATGCGCCGGCAAGTGGCCGCACCCCAGCTCGAGGAGACAGATGAAACCAAGCGCTCTCATGATGCTTCTTGCATGCTCTCCCATAGTTTCCGCAGGTGCGCCACCCCCGATTGCTTGGCCGCGGTATCGAGGTCTGACTTGAGCTGACTACCTGGCTTACCGACCACCTTCTCGCTCAGGTCAAGCTTAGTAATACACGATTTTCTTATTAGCTCATCCGATGTGCCTAGGCCGATGAGGAATTGGATTAGAACATTGTGCTGCTGCCCCCACCTGCGGATGCGGCCGATGCACTGCTCAAGTACCGAGGGCACCCAGTGGAGCTCTGCGAACACCCCCACGTTGGCGTACCGCAGCTGATTGAGGCCGACCGAGATTGAATCCATCGTACAAGCCAAGACGCTCGGTTGCTCGGCCATGATCTCGAGCCTTGTCTTGCTGGATAGATCGCCGTGGATAAACTTTCCCCCGCAGGCCTCGGCGATCATCTCGGCTACCCTCTTGCGGTAGCAGAAGACTATCGTCTTGGAGCCAGCCTCCTTGTGCGAGTTGACCAACTCGATAACCTGCGGGAGCTTCCCGTCCGCGGATAGGTCGAGAGCCTTGCGCAGGGCGGCTTCTGACTTGAGAGACACTCCTGGGTTGACACTAAAGTTGCTTGGCACCTCGACGTCTAAGACCTGGACGGTACAGGGCGGTACCTGGAGGCCGACCTCTTCCATCGTTCGGCGGAGAGTCCAGTACTTCATACGCTCGCTGAGCTCTTCGAGGTCGGAGGAGCCATCGAACTTCCAGACAAGCTTCTCGCGGGTGACCTGCTCTTGATGCGCGGCGCAGTGTTTTAGGTAAAACGCAAACGGCTTGCCGAAGCGGCCCTCAGAAAGGATATCGGCGATGTTCCAAAGGTCCTTAGGCCGGTTCTTCATCGGCGTGCCGTTGAGGCCCATCCTGTAGCTGGCAGCACGCGCGAGCTGCCTGGCCGCGGCGCTTCTCCGGGACTTCTCCCCAACGAGGTTGGCGATTTCATCGAAGATGATCGTCTTGATCCTGCCTTCGAGGAGGGGCGCCCACGCGTGGAGGATATCGTAGTGGCAGATGAGGAATGGGGGATGCTTAGGATCTTCCCAGTTGATTGGCAATCCGGCCTCGGAAGCGCGCTTGACGCCCTGTAGTGTCAATGCCGAGGCTGCGGGCCACCAGTCGGCCACGAACTCCCGCCATTGGAGGGGAACCGCCCCGCCGAGGTTGGGTACTACTACGAGCGTCGGGTGCTTGAGCGCGCGGGCCGCTAAGACCGCCTGAACCGACTTTCCCAGGCCTAGCTGGTCGGCCAACAGACACCCCTCGGCAGCATGCCTGACGAGCCAATTGGCTCCCACAGCTTGATATGGCCTGACGAGGAGGCCGCTTTTGCTCTTCTCCGCTATAGGCCAGGTGTTGTTGAAAGCAGTATCAACCTCGGGCCTGTCGATGTAGGTCAGTCTGAGCCCTGATTGCTCTAAGCGTTTGCAGCAGGCGGCTACGGCATCCGAGTAGCCTATATAAGCACCGAGGCTGGCTTCGAATCGAAGGCCGGGGGTGTGATGGCCTTCCCTACGTAGCGCTTTGGAGTAGGAGGTTGCCTGGATAGACCAGGTGGCGCCGCCTAGGTGTTTGACTCGAAGGGCCACCCTAATCCCGCTTGAGGAGGAGGCCTGAGACTATCTCTAAGAACCTTGGCTCTGAGCTAGCTGGCACCCAGAGTAGATCATCTTCGAACGGCTCTCCAGGCCGCCGACAAGACTTGGCGACATAGGCTGGATTTTCCCTATGCTCAATGAGCAGGTCAACTTCACCGCTCGCTTTTCCATAGCAGTCGCACCCCTCAAGTACCGCGGGGAGGTCTTTCTGCTCGTCGGGGAGCGCTTGGAGTTTCTCTATGAGCTGCCGCACGGTAATCATACTTCGACCACCCTGAGACTCGCACCTCGGCAAGCTAGCCACCGCTCGCGCCACCCATCGACCGCCTCCTGCGCGTGCTTTTTATCCACGAACCCAGCGTAGGGTGCACCGTCGAGCATCACGACAATCCTTGCCGTGACGCACGATATCGGCATCACCGCCGTTTGATTGAATCGGGCCGGCAAAGGCTTGGTAGCTACTAGCATATCATCTTCGAACTTATCGTCGAGCATTGGTGACCTCTAGCAAGATGTAGAAGAGAGTAAAGACGACAGCGACCCCCAAGATGCCGCGGGCGGCAGGCCAGAGTCGCTGTCGTAGCGGTTGTCGACCAGGCAGTACTCCCACTTGACCGAGAAGTCATCGGGCATGAGGAGGTCTTCTGGAAGGAGGCTCACTCGGCAGCCTCGGGCTTGTTGTTCGAGAAAACTTGAGCCGCCTCGCCGAGCTCAATCGGCAAGGTTGCTTTGAGCCCTGCTTCCTTCATCTTCTTCATGTGGGCCGCATGCCCGCCCTTTCTGCCTGCCGCGCGCGCTTCCTCGGTAGTGAACTGGTGTGCGGTGCCGGATGCGTGTGCCGCCTTGCCGCCCTTTGAGGCGATGCTCTTGACGAGCGTTGGATCCATCGCCGCGAAACCGCGGGGCTTCTTTGTTGCTTGATTGTTTTCCATTTGACTTGATCTCCTATCTCTCTCCATTGTATTTCCGAAACCACTCTTGACTAAATTCCTCGGCAGCTTTGACAGCTTGCGGCTGGGGGCCGATCCCCAGTCGAGGTGGGAGCCACTCACCGTGAACGGGGCAGGTGAAGACTAGAGCGCCATCGACAACCTTCGCGCTTGAAGGTGTTTCGCATCGCGGGCAAGGCAACGGCTTCCAGGCTATGCCAAACACCGCTAGGCTCTTGCTTTGAGGCGCTCAGCCTCGGCCAGGAGTCTCACGGCCCCATCAGAGTGAAACGAGACTCCTAGTTTGGCTTGAAGGCTGTTAGCTTTGGCCTTCAGCTCCTCGGCCTGTTTGCAGCGATGGCAGTAGGCGCCGAACCCGAAGTGGCCGCAACCTGAGAAACGATGACGGCGCGCGCTCATTGGGCCTTGTCTCCTGCCGGCACGGGAATCGTGTCTTGCTTGGGCGCAGAACAACGATGGCGCCCCCCTTCTAAGTCGACCGTGAGACCGCCGCCCAAGTCGTAGACCGCGACGAAGCAGCGCTGGCAGAGGGTCTGAGTCTGCCTCTCTCGTTGAGGTAGGCCGGGGTGGGTGATGGGCTCGACGAGCTCGCGGGCGGCTCGGAGCTTGGAGCTGATCTCTTCTCGCTTCGCTCGGGTCATCGTGAGGCCTCCTCTTCTCGGAGAGCGCATTTACGTTCGATGGCCGAGAAGAGTTGATTGGTGATTCGATCGGCCGCCCTCGCCGCCCTCGCCGCCCTCGCCGCCCTCGCCGCCCTCGCCGCCCTCGCCG